GCGCTTGGTCGTCCAACTTGACCGTTCAGGTTATTGCCGGTGATGTTTCTGGTGTTCGTATCGTAGTTTCTCTTGATGGGGAAACGGTTTTGACGACTGCTGACCTTACAACTTTGGATGCGATTATTAATACAATCAATGCTTCCAATGATGTGAAGCATCTTGTGACTATCGCTAAGGAAACTGGTGCGACCTTGACACCGGTCACCACGGTAGCGAGTGCGCTGACCGGTGGGGCTGATGGAACGCTTGTGACCAATGCTAGTTCTACGGACAACTACGTTGAGGCTTTGTTGAGAATCAGCAAGGATCTTGGTCCGGGTGCTGTAGCGATTCCCGGTATTGCTACGGCTACTGGTTATTGGCACGCTCTGATTGATCATGCGAGGTTGAATGATCGGGTTGCTATTTGTTCGTTTGCTTCGTCTAATACGGCGGCTGGTTCTAAGACGGCCCTCAATTCAGCGTCACCTGCTGTTTATACGGATACCGACGCTCATTACAGTGCTTTCTACTATCCGTGGGTGAAGGTTCCAGATCCGGCTGAGGCCGGGTTGGCCGTGTCCATTGCTCCGGACGCCTATGTTTGTGCGAAACGTTCCAAGGCCGCAGACGCTGCGGGTGGACCGTGGCGGGTTGGAGCAGGTTTGGTTTCAGAAGCCAAGTATGTAACCGGTCTGTCAATGCCCAGTACACAGTTGATGGACAAGGCTACTGGTGACGAGTTGGACAACGCTCGCATCAATGCTTTGCGGGTTATCAATGGCAAGGTTCGTGTGTATGGCGCACGGTCGGCTTCTGAAACGGAAAACGATTGGCGTTTCATTACATCACGAGACACTTTGAATCATGTGGTTTATCAGTGCGAGAAGCGCCTTGAGGATCATGTATTTCAAACGATTGACGGGCGTGGCGCTCTTTTCTTGAAGATCAAGAATTCAATTGTCAGTATTCTTGAGCCTATTCGCAAGTCTGGTGGCTTGTACGAGGCTTATGGTTCAGACGGAGTTCGACTAGATCCGGGTTATTCGGTGATTGTTGATAGTACCAATAACAGTGATGCCAATTTAAATATTGGTCAAGTTACTGCCGATGTTGCAGTTCGTGTGTCTGCTGTTGGTGATAAAATCACAGTTAACATCACTAAGTCGAATTTGACAGCCGGTGTTCTCTAAAGGAGTGTAGTTTAAATGGCTAAGAAACTTTCACAGCGTCAAGTCGTTGCAACGATTGAACCAGCATTAGGTCACGCAGTTACGTCCTTCCCTCGCTTTGAGGATTATTGGGCGCAGGTGAGTGGTGGGGAAATCACTGCGGCTGTTGAAAAGGTTTATGACGGTGGGGCACGTTTCCCAGAAACATTGTGTGCCCCTGCTGATATCGGTGACATCACTCTTACCCGTCATTATGAAACGACGCGAGATGGCGCTCCATTGGCTGTTCTTCGTCCTCTTGTGGGTGAGGCGTATTACAACATCACTATTGTCGAACTTGATTGCGATCTTGCCAACCCGGCATCACAGCGGCTTTATACGGATGCCCTTTGCGTTGGGATGACTGAGACTGACGGCGATGCCTCTTCGGGCGCTCCGGCGGTTTACAGCCTGACCTTCTCAATCGGTCCTCTGGCTGCTTAATCTAATAACCAAATAACTTAAACTTGAAATGCCCTTTAAACGGGGTGTATTATTCGGTTGATCCGAATGTCCTATCAGGAGTGTGAATAATGGCAGAATCCGCCGACGTTAAAGAAACTATTACTATGGACTCTGGGTTGGAGGATAAAAAGTCCAAACCCACCGTTCTTGAGCAATTGCGGGCAGAGGTCAGCAAAAAGGTTGAACGTCCGGAAATCGAAATTGATGTTCTAGAACGACCGGGGGTGTCCGTTCGTTTCTCTCCGAATATCACTCAGAATCAGTTGCGTGCTTGGCGAAAGAATTCCGGCGAGGATTCCAAGGATGGCTTTGATCCGTTGAAGTTTGCTTGTTATGTGGTCGGTACTTGCTGCAAGTCCATCCTGATTAAGAATCAGGTTGTTCAAGACCAGAATGGTATTGATGTGACTTTTGCTTCTCCTGAGATTCTAGAAATGACAAACGATCTTCGTCCCATTCCGGATGGCATTCGTAGGTTCTATGGAATTGATCCCCACCTTGAGTCCACGGCGCTGGCTATTTTGGATCATGCTGGGTACGGCGATGAGGTAGCAACACAGGAAAACCCTACGACCGGATCATAGAAGAATTACAGGAATCTCCTATGATTCAAACTGCGGCTAATTTGGGAGAGGTGTTTGGAACTGATCCTTTGAAATTGCTGGATGTTACTGAAGAAGAGTGGGCCATTCGGGTAGCATGTGGTGCAGTAATAGCCCAACAACGTGCAGATCAATTGGATGCACAAAGGCAGGCTAGTGGTACGAAACGTTAGATTGATATAATTAGTAAAGGCCCGTGATATGGCGGTTGAGCAGAAAGTAGTTATTAGGGTCGAAATAGACCCAGATTTGGGCAAAGCCGCTGCTGTCAATGCTGCTCTTTTAGGGTTTGATAAGAATGCCAAAAGGGCAAATAGAAGTCTTAGTAAAGTTACCAATCGTTTAGATAAAGATTTTCAGCGGGCTTTAGGCAGAGTGGCATCAAAGTTGGGGGACTTTGGGGCCAAATTAATCAAGATCAATCTCAAAGCCTTTGGTGTAGAACTGTTTGCCGTGGTCGCTGGGCTGGTGGCCATGAAGGCGGCTTTGGCAGCCGGTCAAATGGTTATGCGCGCATGGCATTCCACTATTTCTTTTATGAAAGTAGGCGTTGCTGGCCTGACAGCGGGCATTATCGGTCTTGTTTCAACAATCGCAGCAGCCAACAGGCAGTTTGCTCAGGTGCAATTAGCACCGTTTGTGGGTGGCTTACAGGCGGCTCGTACCGCTATGAGTGGGATGCGGATGGGTTCGACGGCGCAGATGGGGATTCAAAACCTCACCTTGCTTGCGAACACACTGTCTCGTGGTGGTGTTGATTCCAGAAATGTCGGCATGTTGACACGGGCGTTTGGAAACTTTACTGGTGGGGATGTAAAAGCCACTCAAGGCATGGCTCAGGCTTGGACGCAGATGACGCAAACAGGCAACAAGTCGGTCATGGTCGATCAGATGAAGAGCATGGGTCCGGCTTACAAGGAAGCGACTAAAGCGTTTCAGGCATATGAAGGTGACGATTTGGTCGGGGCGATGATTCGGGGAGAGTTCACCCCGGACGCCATGAAGGGTTCTCTTGACAAACTTGATGACACCGTTATGGGTGGCTTCAAGGGAATGATCACCACGCTTTACAATCAACTTGCTGATATTGGTTCTGTGTTTCTAGTTCCGTTGCGTGATGCCATGAATGATGTAGAGAGGATTCTTCGTGGTGGACTGTTGCGTGTTACGGGTATTTTGCAGTCGTATGGTTTGGGAACTTTTATGCCCGCTTTGGTCAGGGGTATGGAGAGGGCAACTGACTTTTTTGTCAAGTTGATTCTTGAGGATCTTCCGCGTTTCACAGAGGTGATGGGAAAGATTGCCAATTGGTGGCGGGATTTCAAATCCGGTACTAGCAGGTTCTTTGGTGATCTTGGCGACAGCATGAGACAGTTTTCTGATTCAGGCGATCATGCGTGGCAATTCTTGAAGAATATGTTCGGTTCGGGAGGCATTGGCGGTTTCATTTCTGATCGAATGAAGGCGTGGAACGACATGATCGTACAAAATGCAGCCGAATTTGAATTGTTCGGTGAGCGTATAGGTGGAGCAATCAAGGGTTTGCTTGAAGTCATTACGGCGACAAAAGATGAGTTCTTTAATATTCTTCCGCAACTCAATGATTTCCTTTTGTTCTTGACGAATGAAGTTTTCCCTGTAATGCAAGATTTTGTTACTCAGTTCGTGAAAGCGTTCAAGCAGGCGCTGCCGGTTATCAGGAATGTTGTTTCAGCGTTTTTGCCTTTGTTGAGGGTTATGAATAGTTTGATCGGCGTTCTCGCTACGATGCCCGGTGGGCTGGGCGGTCTGGCCGTGTTGGGTATGGGCTGGTTGGGTATGACCAGAGGTGGTCGTGCTTCCATGGGTTACATGAGGGCTGGTGCGACGGGCGGTGCCCGACCATCTGGTGCATTCGCTGGTATCGGCTATGGCGTGGGGCAAGCCGGGTCGAATTTTTCGACGTACAGACAGGTTCTTAGGGCAGAAGGCGCTGGGAAAGTAGCGGCGACGACTGGCGCTGCGAAAGCAGCCTTTGGACAACAAGGGTTGACGGGCGGCGGGATGATGATAGCGGGCATGGTGCTTGGACAGAGCGGGAACGCGATCTTGGCCGGGTTGGGGCAAAGTCTCATGATGGGTGGCATGGGCTACATGATGGGTGGCACAAAGATGGGTATGGCTGCTATGGGCATGTCGGGTTTGATGGGCGCTTACAACGCACAAACTGCGACCGGGGGTGCCGTGTCGGGCGCGATGGGCGGTGGCCTGATGGCCGGTAGTCTGGGGCTGCTGGCGGTTGGGGCGGGGGTAATGACCGGGGGTGCAGCATTTGCAGTCGCGGGTCTGGCGGCACTCGGCGCTGGAGCATTGGGGTGGTGGAAGGGCGGCAAGAACGAGGATGAAAAGAATGCTCTGACAGAAACGGGGATGCGAGTTTTCGGTGAGGACGCTATGGCCGAATTTGCCGAAGGTGGCAGGGCTTCGATGACGGCGGATCTGAAAGATTTCAATGAGATCTTTTTGGATGATGACAAGTTCAAGGCTTGGGCACGGACGCAGGGTTTTGATGAGGATGAGGCGTTAAAACATCGGGCTGGAATCGCGGGTGGGGTCGCTGATTCGTTTAGAGAAAATCTGGCGTCCTTGGATCGGGCCGTAGGAACGATTGCCGAACGAACCGGTATGCACGCTGAGGATATTGAAATAGCGGCGGACAGAATGGGTATCGCTTTACGAGACACCAAGAGTTCTCTTCAAGATTTTTATATGGGCCTGTACGAGCAGTACGAAACCAAGGACATGGCCTCAGGCATCCGCATGTACGCGGATCAAATTAATAAGTCTTTTGCAGATGTTGTTTTTGGTAGTCGTTTCCACAAGGGTGCCCGTGTAGATGAGGCTTTGGGTCAATCCAAGGCTGCTAACAATGTGATGTTGCAAGAGTTGTTAACTACTGGCACCATCAGTAATGATTCTGCTGCTGCTGGTATTGATGCTGCCATCGCTCAGGGACAGGCTCTTGGTTTTTCGGGATATGAACTGGTTCAGTTTGTTGAAAGATTCGGGGAGGGGTGGCAAGCCGATATGGAGAAACGAGGACTGGGGAAAGGGGCTAAAAAATTCACTAACGAAATCGCAGCCTTCTCAGAGCGAACTTTTAACGATTTTGTAGACAGCGAATCTGTTAAGCAACTTCAAATCATGAATGAGGTGTGGGATCGTCCGCAACTCACTCGTGCAGGGTTGAGGGAGATGTGGACGGAGGGCGACATAGAGCAAGAGTTGGCTAAGGCTAATATGGAAGTTTGGAAGTTGGCACGGGAAGCGAAGAAAGCAGAGACTGATGCTGTTGTAGCCGCTACGACGGCAATGTACACATTGGAGCGAGCGGCACTTGCCGCAGCGGCAGCGGAAAGTGCGGAACTGAGAGCGGAAGCAGAAACCGATGATCCGATTTTGATTGATATCAGAAACAACGGTGGCCAAGTAATAGATGGCGGCGTAGTGGGTCCGGGGGGTCTTACCCCCTCTGAACGCGCAGCAGCCGACGGTGCCAAAAGTTTGTCTGACTGGCTGGCGTCTGCACAGTCGTCGGGATACACACCATCACAAATAGCAGGGGGGCCGTGATAAATGGCTGGTACAGCGAAGTTTTATATTTCTCTCACTGATGGTGAATCTAGAGGCTCCCTAGTTGCTCAACGCTTGGCGTTGTCAAAGCGTTTGACGTTGCGTCAAATGCCGAAAGGTGAAGTCGCTAAGAAGTCTCCGGAGTATTTCAACGACGCGATAGGGCTTTATATTCCGGGGTTTGAATTCGATCCGGAGAGCGAAGTGATATTGAAGACGTTTGAGTTTCCCTATGGGCCAAAAAATATGACTTATGGCGGGAGTGAACTGGCATACACGGAGATTCAGCGTCCCAGTAGAAAGCCTTTGCTGCGTTCTGTTGCGCCCAAGAACAGAAAGATTGAGTTGTCTTGTGTGTTGGCGGATCGGCCAAGTCGGGGAAAGCAATCCATTGAGAGCGAAATAGCGTCTCTTGAGGAAATCGCTGGTGACGATCAGGATTTACTACTTCAATATGGTGGGGTTATTATTCCTTATCGTTTGCGTATGACAGCGTTATCTATTACATCGACGGATAAGAGTTTGAACGGTGAGACGATTCGTGCAAGGGCTTCTATGGCTTTCGTGGAGTCGCATCCTTTGAACACGGAAATTATTCATTTGAAGGCAGTTCTGTTTGAACCAGAAGTTCCCGCTGAGACTGCCGACGAGGACGAAGAAGATGATGAGGCCGAAGACGCCGCTCACTACGGTGGTTATAACAATAGTGGCCTACATACTGAGGATCACCCAATACTCAATCCGGCTGCTGAACGATCGGTAGGTTCGGACACCGTGGCTCAGAGATATGCCCAATTGGGTGTGAGTTAAAGTATTACCATGGAAGACTTAGGAAAGTTACGCTTCGGAGAAATTGGAACTGCCCGAACTGCTGAGATAACAGAAAGCGTAACCGATTTAGGTGTTGATTTAACGTCTAACATGACATCTGAAATGTCAATACAAGTTTATGATCCGGGTTTCAAAATGTTTAAGGCCGATTATTTTCAGATGCGTCGGCCCGTTACTTATCGGGGACAATCTTATGAGATCGCACAAGCATCTGTCCAGCGGCATCCCAATGGACCGGATGCGGTGCAGGTTAAATGTCGGTCGGCTCCGATTCAAAGAATGAGACGGGATAAAGGTGCAGAAAATTGGAATACTTCTGCTGCCGGTTTTGCAAAACAAATGGCTGAGAAATTTGGGTTGCAAGCATTTATTCAATCCACTCCCGACAGAATCAATATTACTCGTCAATCTGGTGATAATGCTGATGAGTCCTCATGGGATGTTTTGCAGCGTTTGGCAAGCGATTTGGATTATTTGGTTTTTGAATCTTACGGGGTTTTGTATTTTTCATCTGAGGAGTTTTTGGTTGAGCGTCAACCGGGGATTGTTGTAGATGTAGACGCTCCTGAAAATGATGCATGGTTTCCTTTCGGTTGGTCTTTCGCTACCAGTGATGACGATTGGAGGGGCAGTCAAGCGACGGTTTTGGTTCCACGAGACAATGGGAAGAAACTTCGACCGGGGATGACGGTAGCGTTTAAAAACGTGGGCAAGTTCGGTCCTAGTGAAACTACACACCCAGAGGATACGCAAAACTTGGAAACTGCGGATGCTGTTGCCACAACTCGTAAATATCTGATTACGAATGTGAGTTGGAAAGAAGGCGGTAATAACCCTGTTCAAATAAAAGCACGCACGCTTGTGGAAACTGATGACACTGTGGCGGATTCTTCTGTTGGTCTTGGTGTTATTCCATATGGGTCTAGAGAGTTGTGTAAGGGCGCTACCGGAACCGATGTTAAGCGATTACAGATGGCTGTTGGCATGGCGGAAAAAGACCAAGACGGCGTTTTTGGTCCGATAACCGAAGGATATGTAAAGACATGGCAGCAACGAAACACATTGGGTGTTAGAACAGTAACGTTGATAGGCGATCTTGATCCGGCTGACCGTTCATTCTTTGGGGATCGTGAGCAGTTTGTGACTTATATAGGTGATGGGTGTATCAATGATGATGATTGGGCTGTGCTTTTGGCTATGCCCGGTTCTACTTTTCCTTTGATGGTGGCTGCCACGGAGGCTGAAGACCCAGCCGATATCAAATTTTTTGAAAGAGCCAGAATTTTGGCAGAGGAGAACGCGAAGAAAAATCTGAAGGCAGCGACAGAGGCTGAAGACGACGCCGATCGAAAGTTTTTCGATAGTTCTTATCAGCCGGATCCTTACGACGTAGAAGGCAGGGAAGGTGTCGAAGAAACGAAAGGTATCGAATCAACTATAGATCCAGCAGATCTTAAATTCTTTAGTGGCTTGTATTCCAACCCAAAGAAGCCTGAGCCGAATCATCCGATGTATGGGTACCACGGCTAATGGCTAAAAAAGGTGCAAGTTCGTATAAGGGTTCTGGTTACAACCGTAAGCGTCCTACCAAGGCGTATTCGCCCGGACAGCCCATATCTGATGGATTTCATGAAGGTGAAGTAACTGAGGTTGTTACTTCCACTACGGACCCATACACGATCAAAGTTTCTGTTAATTCGTTGGGCCACAATAACGTTCCAGCACTGTTCTATATAGGGTCTCCCCCAAGAAAGGGAGACAAAGTAATGGTTAGTTTTATTGCTAACCGTCCAGATGACTTGTTGGTTATCAATCCGCAGCATCAATTAGGTGATGGCACTGCATCGGGGGTTGTTCGTTTCGGTGGACAGACCTCACAGTGGGGGCACACGCTGAGGATCGACCCCACGGAGTATGTCGGATCTAATCGTGCATCCATCATGTTGGATAACACGACCATGGGAACAGATGGTTCTGGGATTGGAACGGAGGGAGACTGGTTCGTTTTTGATGAGAAGAATGACTCATACAATCTGCACCACACCGGGCATGACGAGAAGGTCGATGGTGGGTTAACTGTTAGAGCGTCGGGGACACATACCACCCCGGCGGGCACGTTTGAGCGGTACATCGCCTTCGCCCCAAGTTACGACTGGGGGGGAACCGAACGTGGCAGTTTCTTCACCAATAATACCTACACTGACTTCTCATTCCATGGAACGACATATCAGTACGGCTGTCATCCATTAGCAAATAATCAATACTCGCTTGGCTACGAGGGAGTGCGATGGAGCGAACTATTTTGCTCCAATGGAACGATAAATACGTCCGATCAAAATGAGAAAACAGATATTGCTGATTCTGATCTGGGGTTGGATTTTCTCAAAGCCTTACGACCCGTGAAGTTCAAATGGATTGAAACTGAAGGTAGGGCAGGAGTCAGGACACACTACGGGCTGCTAGGGCAGGAGGTCGAAACAGTATTGGGGGATGCTGCTTCTGATACAGCCATCTGGACTAACGCACTGATCGAAGCACACCCTGAATTACCGGCTGACCCCGAACACAATGTTCGTGCCGTTCCTGCTGTGGAAGAACATCACGAGCAAGGACTTCGGTATACGGAACTGATTGGACCGATTATCAAGGCTATTCAAGAATTAGAAGTTCGCATTGCGGCCTTGGAGAGTTGATAGTTCTATACTAATAGATGGTTGAAGAGTGGAATACATAAGCCGACCCGGCCTGTACGGCCAAGGTAAGAAATGTCCATCCCCGCCAAACGAGGGGTCGATCTCTCGTTGCTTCATCCACGTTTCATAAAGAGGTTAGAAGCCTTCTTCAATGACCCGCGTATCAGCGGACGAGTTCAAATAACTAGTGGATGTCGTACTTATGCGAAACAAAAATATTTCTATGATGGCTATAAAAAGCGTAAGGCTGGATTCAATTTAGCCGCTAATCCCGACAGACGATTTGGACCTAAAGCCTTAAATGGTATTGGGATTTGGAGAGGAAGTTGGCACATGGAACAGGACGACGGATTTTGCTATGCGGTCGATTTCGGTCTATGTGGTAACGGAATAAAAAAGTGGGAAGTAAACAACATTGCTAAAGAGTATGGGATGCATCCCACGGTTCGTGGAGAGTGGTGGCATCACCAGCCTCGTGCTTCAACTGAATGGTTTGATGCTCCCGCTTTGACTGGTGTGGGGGTTAAGGAAGAAACAAAAGAACCAGTTATGGATTGGGGGGCATTGTTGCGATATCACGCTGCTCTTACTGCTGAAATCAGGACAAATCCGATTCGCAGAAAAGAACGTTCAGATCGGGTGAAGGTCTTGCAACGGCGGTTAGGTGCTTTGGGTATTGATTGCGGAAAGATTGATGGGATCTTTGGTTGGGGAACCAAGAGGAAAGTTAAGCAGTTTCAGCGGATCAATCGTCTGACTAGAGATGGAATCGTTGGTCCGGGCACTTGGAGTGAAATGTGGGGGGATGAACCTCTCTCGTAGGTTTGTTTCGTCCCCGCTGCCGCAGGGGGGGTAAAATCCTATCGTTGTTGATGCTAAAGTAGGATGTTATGGACGTACTTTCTATACCTCTCCGGTTTACTAATACCGGAGACTTTGTAAAGGTAGATGATTCTTCTAATTCTTATAAGGCTGAACAGATACATGCGTTTATGTCAACCCATAAGGACGAGCGAAAGTTGTTTCCGACTTTTGGAGTAGACGATCCGACGTTTGGGGAGTTTGATCCCGCCCAACTACTGGGTGAATTCATTCAGTTTTATGGAGACACAATAAGACTAGAAAATGTAGATGTGATCAAACAGCGAGGCGCGTTAGATACTATCGAAGTCAACTTTACTTAGGGGTAGATTATGGTTTCACCAGACTGGTCTTCATATGTAGACCTAACTCCATTCGATAAGGCTACTAGTGCTATTTTAGAGGAAAGCCTCACACAAGCAAGAGCCTTGATGCCTCATTGGACTCCTCGTGTCGGACAGATCGAAACGACAATGATGGAGGCCACGGCGTTTCAGACCGCCAATTTGGTCAATGCTGCGAACCGGCTTCCTGCATCCACCGTTGAAACATTACTGAAGTTATATGGGATCAACAGATCGAATGGTGTCAAGGCAACTGCGACGGTAACGATTACGTTTACCGACACGGCTGGGTATACGATCCCGGCCAATACGGCAATGGCTTATTACGGATCTGATGGATCTGTGTTTGTGTACACCCTTGACGATGCTGCGATAGTAGCGTCTGGGTCGGCGTCTTTAACTTCCGTGGCGGTTACCGCTCAGGCGGTTGGAATTGGATTTAACACCCCGTCCAATGGCAGCAGCCTTCAATTGCTGGCCACAGTTCCGTATGTTTCTAGCACGGTTTTGAGTTCTAAGCCTTCTGGCGGTTTGGACATGGAAACAGATACGGAGTATTTCACGAGGGCGACCACGACGTTGGCTGGCTATTCTTCCGTTATGGTTACTCAAGATCAGTTGAAATCGTATGTGTTAACAAATTATACCGGAACGGTTTATCGTGCTAAAGCGTACAACATGCGACGTTTCTCTGACCGAAATATGGTCACGGGCGGAGGTTCATACGCTGGTTATGTCCTTCTTGTTGTTGCCGGTGAAAACGTTAACGGTTATTCCCGGTCTATCGAAGATGCGACTATCAGTGCTGCCGATATTGCAACTATTAGTACGGCGATTACGGCAAAAACCGCTACGGGTGTGACGGTAGAAGTTCATAATGCGGAACTTGTCGGGATTGGCGTTACGGCGGTAGTTGCTAAAACCGCTTCGGCAGCGTCAGGAACTGTTATGACCGCTGTTCAAAGTGGGCTTCAAGCATATCTAGATAGCGATTATTGGGTGTTGAATACGGAAAATGACCGTGTGGTTCGTGTCAATGAAATTGTGAGTCTTTTAGACGGTATCGCTGGTGTTGAGTATGTGACTTCAGTTGTGTTGACTTTGCCGGAAGAGTCCGTGTCATGTGCCACGACGGCAAATTTGTCTGCGGCTTATGACAATGGAACTCTTGGGGTTGGGGCGGCTTTGACGAACTCTGGTTCACAGGCGGCGTTTGCCGTTGATGGGGTAACCCCGTCTGTGGAGGATCGGGTTTTGGTCAAAGATCAAACAGCAGCATTGCAGAATGGGATTTATACTGTCACGGTTGCGGGCGACGGGTCAACAAATTGGGTATTGACTAGGGCACTAGATGCCGATACGACAAATGAGATGGTAGTCGATAGGTTTGTTTGGTGTAGTGCTGGAAGTACCAATATTAATAAGGGTTTTTCGTGTGGTGCAGCGGGAACAATCGGTACGGGCGATATTTCATTTACTCAAACTTCTTCAGCGGTAAGGGCGGAAGTTTTGGGTTCTAACGCCACTGACGGCACGGGTGCTTTGAGCGGAGATATCAGAATGAACCATTTAGGAATGTTGACCTATCCAAGCACTCTAACTATTACGGTAAATTAAAATGCCAGCATCCACCACGGCAGTGGACTCCATTAATCTAATATCGAAAGACGGAGTCGTATTCGATTCTGCGAGATGGACGTTTGGTAACTCGTCTCTTCGGGCATTGCCTAATATTGGTCTTCAGGAATCTTCTCTTGGCAGCGGGATTGGAAAGACTGGGTTTCTTGTTACTTCTCTAGCCGCTGGTGAGGTCTTAGCAAAGTCGCCACTGTTTCCTGTTGTCTCTGATGAGAGTTATCAAGTTAGCGGCATTGTTCATGTCGGTACAGATCTGGCCGCTACAACAGTCAAAATCAAGATCGAATATTTTGATGTGAGTTCTGGTGTTGCCTCTCCTTTGGAATACGCGGGAGAAACCGAATCGGACGGGGCGTGGGTTGCTTCGACACATACACATGAACAAGAATTTCTCATAGACCCAAGTACGACTTCTGCCGCTCCGGCTCTTATTCCTTTGGTGCAGGTGGTCTTTCCGTTTGGTTATCAGAAAGGGACACCCATAGCCGGGGCAAAGCGGAACTGGGTTCCCGCCTCAGCGAACTATGCAAGGGTTGTGTTTACTTGTGATTCCGCTACGGCAGCAGATCAATCATACTTTTTGACAGATGTGTTTGCAATCAATCAATCAACAGTATTGAATAATCCAACATTGAATAATACTTACAGGCTATTGCCAGAATATATTCGTGCATTGGATCAAAGAAGTGATATCTCTGGACTTTTGGGATTTAATCTAATAGCAAAACGTCTGCTTGCTGCGACATATGGATATGGAGTAATCATTGGGGAAGAACTTCGGTCTTGGGCGTATACGAGAAGTACGGATTCAGCAACTGACACAGAAACCAAATCTTCTTTAACGGATCCTTTAAAGATCGAAGAGAGTTCTTTGAGGTGGTTGGCTCAACTGGTGGGTGTGGAGTTGAATAATCCATACACGGGATTGGCCATGTGGCTGTCGCTGCCAGATTGGAACTTGTCGTCGGATTCTACGAACTGGCAGGCGATTGATCTTTTGGATGCCGAATCAGTTGAAGATTCAGTTACTTGGGCTGCGGCTCGTTCTTCAAGTTATGAAAACATAGACGCTTATCGACAACAAATTTTGTATGGGTTTAATGGGCTTAATGCTGGGAAACCAGAAGCGATGAACTCGTATCTTGGAACAGTTTTAGACACGGATACGCCTGCGAGTTATTTCACTAGAATTAAGAAGCATTACAGGGAATCTCCGTTTCTTGTTAAATATGTTTTTGATGCAGATGTCGATCCCGATATTGGTGGGACGCTGGTTCAAACAGAGATGGAACCGACCCTCGCTGTGGGAACAATAGGGAGTCAATCCAACAAGGCACGAGATGCCGCACAGTTCGCTTATGAGGCGAAAGATATTTTAGAAGCCAACGTTCCGGGCGCAGGAGTAATTGCTAACGATGAGAGTGTTTTCAAATTCGGGAACGACGCCTGTTCTGCCATACCTGACGTTACGGGTTCGGGCCGTCACATCAATCTGTTTGACGATTCACTTTCTGATCCGAAGGCTTCACGTTACGGGATTATCGCTGGGGCTAGGTACAACACAGGGTTTGCGTTTTATCCGTCCGGGGTGAGTGGGTCGGAGGCTTACATACAAGCAGCGACAGTGTCAACGGGTCTGTCTGCAACAGCCACGGATTACATATTCCATGTTTCGGATATCAGTTTTGGAAGTGGTTCCAATATTACCTTGTTCAAACAGGGCACCAGTTCTGCTGCCGACCATTGCGAGTGCGAAATCTATCAAACTGGCACACTCCGATATCACAGGGGATCTAGTAGTTCCGGTGTGAGTACCGCATACGATTCTGCGATACATGATGCATCGTATGACTTCAGCGTAACGGGCGATAGGTGGATACGGTTTGCTACCACTACTACGGGCGGCGACTACAGCAACGGAACGATTAGTTTCTATGTTGCTCCAACATTGCACGGGGTGTGCCATCCCACGGATTATTTGATTAATACACTCAATAATACGGCGGCTTTCAATCGTTACGACAACACAGCAACGGCTGAGTTTTTCCATGTAACTGATGGGGACAATGGGGTTGTTGGCTATAGGGCAGTTATTGCCGATGGAACGATGGATAGTTCTCTATCGGGCTTTTCAAATACCATGTCCGCAGTAGTAGACCTGAATTTGACAACTTCCACTTCTTATACGACAACCCCAGCCCTTTACGACGGGGTTGATACTTTCACCCAGAGTTGTGCAAAAAACACCGACGTTGCATACACAATCGAATACGAGACAAGTCCTCTTACGATAGGAAATTGGATTGGTTTACCACACACGGGAACTGACTATTTGTATTTAGGAAATCAAAGTAGTTCTGGTGACAGCCTTGTTGTCTCTGGAATGGATAATGGCACCTACAACTGGACAGTTACTTATATGGATGGGGCTACAGCCACGGGTACAGGAACGGGTGTAACTACGATTACTTGGGCTGCTGGCACTTATGGTGGGAAACAAATCGAAAAGGTTGTAGTAGCAGGAGTAGAAACATATACGTTCCTTCCAAGCACCATTACAGCCCATACTATTACAGCAAGCACTGGTACAAATCTTACAGGTGAAACATGGACGATCAATCGTGCGTGGGAGGACGCTGACGCATACGAGCATTCTTCGATTATTGACAGGGATCTATTTCAGTTGAATCGGGAGGGTGGTTCTTGTTCTCCCCAACTATCAATAGGTCGGGATGTGCCCATTTCTCTGTCGATTAATTATCGGCGCTTGAAAACGGATTTCGGTTACGACGATTACGTTTTCAAGCATCCCAATTTCCAAATGAAATTCAGTAGTAGTGGGGTGACTTTTACTGTCACGGACGCGTTCGACAAGTCGGCCACAGCATTCAACACGGCTTCGCTGACTTGGAATGACACTTCCCGTATCGGAGAATGGAATCATGTCGGTCTAGTTCGCGATGTGGCAAATAACAAGATTTTGTTGTATGCGAATGGAACAGCAATATCGAATGCAACAGACACCACAACTAAGGGATTAGCCACCCGAACGGGAAGTTCTACGGATGCAAATGTTACATTTCATTCCAATAACAAACCGGGTTGGCAGTTTAATCATTTCGCAATCTTTAATGAAGCATTATCCACGGCGGATATGGAAAGAGTAAGGCAGACACTGCCCACTTAAAGTGTAGTATTTATTTAGGAGCGTCATTATGGCCATAACACCCGGATCTAGATTTACTTCGTTGATCAACTGGTCAACCAGTTTGGATTCGTTCAGTCGCGTCCAGTTTAATGACGCCTTTTCTCAGTTGGATTCTAAGGCTGCGGGATGGACGGAAAGCAACAGTGCTGCGTCTGGTGAACTTAGCGGATATTTCCATTACAACACGGCTGATACCACTTTGAAGGTTCAAGTCGGAGGGCCGGGTGGTGCATGGGTTTTGGTGAATGATGGCGATGAGATGCGGGCGTCCACGATTGACGCCAAGGGCGATCTTCTTGGCGGAACAGCGGATAATACTGTAGGAAGACTTGCTGTAGGCACCAACAATCAAGCACTTGTTGCTAATTCCTCCGCTGGAACCGGACTGGCGTGGGCGAGCATCGTTAACAGTCTTACTGGAACGGCCAATGAGGTTGAAGTAGACGCTTCAACCGGGAGTATTACCATTGGCCTTCCCAGTGCTGTAACAATTGGCACTCTAACTATCGACAGTGTCGCGATTTCTACAGTTCAAACAGGTTCAGAATCGTTTGTTGATAATGACACTTCGGTGATGACATCTGCTGCGGTTCAGGACAAGATCCTCGCGTATGCGTATGCAACAGCCGCAGGAACTATTCCCATTTCACTTATCGACGCCAAAGGCGATCTCCTTGTTGGGAGTGCGGATGACACCGCCGTCAAGGTCGGGGTTGGTGCTGATGGTCGGGTTTTGTCGGCTGATGCTTCTCAGGCGTCAGGCATGGTATGGAATACAACGGTTTCATCTCTGACGGGTACGGCTGCTCAGATTTCGGTGTCGGCATCTTCGGGTGCTATCGCTATTGGTCTTCCGAACGATGTGACGATTGCTGGAACACTCACTGTGGACAGCGTGGGGATTGCTGCGGTTCAAACCTCCGCTGAATCCTTTGCGGACAACAACACTTCGATCATGACTTCTGGGGCTATCGCAGACAAGATCGAAGATTATGGTTACGTCACTTCTGCTGCTGCTATTTCTTCGGTTACCGGTACCGCAAATGAGGTGGAGGCATTCACTAGTTTGGGAGCAGTCACGGTCGGTCTTCCCAATGATGTGACAATCACTGGAACTCTGACTGTGGACAGTGTTGGGATCTCCAATGTGGATTCCGGATCAAGTTTTACAGATAACGACGTTTCGCTTATGACTTCAGGGGCAATTAAGGACAAGATTGAGAATTATGGTTATGCGAGTGTTGCCCAGTTGAACGCGTTCCAAACTACTATTGACGATGTAGAAACACAGTTCTACATGGAGGTTATGGTCTAATGGCAATGACTCATACGAAACTACATGCGCCTACACAGTTGGGAACGTCGCCTTCGACGTTGTATACCGTGCCAGCGTCTACTACGACAATTGTGAAGCAGATCGCTTTATGTAATACCGCTGCTGCCAATAGGACTGTTTCTGTTTATCTAGTTCCTAGTGGCGGATCTGCTAGTGCTACTAATGCAGTTCTTTATGATGTAAGTGTTGATTCAAAGTCAACAACTTTTGTCAACTTGTCGGCTGTCATGGCGACTGGTGATTTTATTCAGGCTTCTGCGTCGGTCGTTAGTTCGGTTTCGATTCATTCATTTGGCATTCAGGAGGCGTAATGGCTGGGCGGCTTGTCCGAATAGGCGCTCCTGACGCTTTAGCGGATTTCTATGATTCGCCATCACACATCTTCGGGAGTGGAGAAGACGGCGTTGTTACCATCAGCGCGAACACAACTCTGACTGAAGATAAGTATTATCTTGATTTGACGGTTGATGCCACGAAAACTTTGAATACTGCGGGTTATCGGGTGTTTGTTCAACGCAATTTGTTCCTGTGGGGAACAATCGGGATGACAGCCGGACCTAGTTCTCAAGGATCCTTGGGGATCGGAACACAAAATACGAATGCAACCAATTCGTTGGGTGGTGCTTCTGCTTCTTACACGGTGACTGCCCCTACCGCTGCTTTGGGTGGAACGAAGTGGTACAAGAATCCTTTGAATGTTGTTGATGGTTATTCGTTTGATCCCAGTAATGGCACTATCAATCTTCTCAAGGGTGGAGCAGGAGATGGAACAAATTATGGCGGTGGTGTGGTAATCGTTACTGCTCGTTATCTTTTCGGAGATGGAAACATTTCGGCAGCAGCATCTGGAAATGCGGGTGGCGGTGTGATGTTCTTAATTTCCTCAGATAAAAGCCATTCGTACACGCTGAGTGCGGCTGGTTCAGGAACTGGATCAGCGGGGAATACTTATTTCTTAGAGGCTGACTGATGGCTGATCCGAAATATGATCAGGGTGTCCGCCGAGAAAAGGACTTACTTCCTTATGTAGTTGAAATGCTGCCTGAGGACGAGTTTGGCGACCTTCAATTCGATGGGGAACTGGTTTTTGGAAGCGGCGAAGACGGTGATGTAACGGTCACCACGAATACCAATCTTTCTGGGGATATGTATTACAACAATCTCACTGTAAATAGTGGAGTGGTTCTAAATCCGAACGGTTGGAGAGTATTCGTAAAAAACACTTTGAACTTGACGGGCGACTTGGGGATCAAAGACACAGTTACAAGTGTCGGCACTGGTTCTTTGGAGGGAACCGTAGCCGTTGGGGAGAGTGTCACGGACGGTTTGGGCGGCGCTGGCGAACCCGACGACTTTGAGTCTTCGGGGTACACTTTTAGCGGCTCTGGGGCCGTGAACACTTCGGTTGGTGTAGCAGCCAATGATTTTTATGATTTGCGTGATGCTATTAACGCTTATAAGCAGCGTGGAACAGACTTTTTTCGTGCGAAGGGTGGTGCTGGTGGGGGTACCGGAGCGGATGGAGTTTCAGGAGCCGGGGTAGCCGGATCGTGGCCTCCGAGTGCGAACACAGTCGGCGTACCGGGGGGGAAGGGTTCTTCGGGGACTGGTGGCGCTGGGGGAACGGGTGGCCGTGGTGGTGCCGTAGTTATGGTTTCTGCCCGTCAGATCACTGGTTCAGGTGGTTTGTATTGCGAGGGTGGAACGTCAACTGATGGTGCTGCTGGAACAAGTGGAACGCCCGCTCCGACGTACACCGACCCGGCGTATAACCATGCTAATCCGGGTCATGGCAATCCGCCTGTCCAAAACCATCACCACACCAGTGGTCACGCGTCAGAACAGAATCATCACGGGGTTCAAAACCATCACGGCACACCCCCGACGGCAGAACAGAATCATCACGGGGTTCAAAACCATCACGGCACACCCCCGACGGCAGTTCAAAACCATCACGGGGTTCAAAACCATCACGGCACAGATCCAACGCCGGGAACGGCCAGCCCGGACCCGACATCGAACCCTGATGCGTCATCGCATCATCATGACAGCACATCCGGTACAAATCCTGATACGCCAGTGACGAATCCTCCTGTGCATGTCACGATTCCGGGTAGCGAAAATCCGGGTCACCATAATTTCCAACCGTTTCCGCATCACAACCCCGGAAACCACAACCCGACAAACCATATGGTGCAACCGGGCAGTCATCATCACAACCCCGGAAACCCGTACACGAACCATCATGTGGTTACGAACCATCACGGAACGCCCCCCACGAATTATCCCCCAAATCCACCCGTTGCGAATCCTGATGCATCAGATCATCATAATGCAGCGGCACAAAATCATCACACTAACCCTGATGCATCAGATCATCATCACGATTCGGAACAAAATCATCACACGAATCCTGATGCATCAGATCATCATCACGCCCCCATGACAAACCATCACATCACACATCATCTCACTCCGGATACTCATGGAACGCCTCCCACTCCTCCGGGTACGGGCCATCAGGCGGCGATTGATTATCCCGGTGGGGCGGGTGGAACTGGCTATCAGGGGCAGCGAGGCGGTCGCGGTGGAGGCGGTGTTTTGATTGTGGTCACCAGAAATGCTGGTACACCGAGTTATTCTATTAACACAGGAGTAAATGGCAGCAGCATTGCCCTTGACACTGCCAACATTTAAATGAAGACATATTATTACGTTCCTACAGACGAGGAAATAGAGCCGCATGTTGCTGAGGCAACAATGTGGGGCATACCGATTGTTCATGGGATACCGGACAAAATCCTTAAAGAACATCCTGATATCACTCCGTCTAAGGCTGAGATATTCAAAGTTCCGGAAATAACCGGTGTAGCGCTGGCTGATAGTGAAATCAATGTGGGTAGCCATCAGGCCGTGATATGGACGAATGAGTTTTTAGATTTACGAGGAAAGACTACTATTTCTGTTTTTAATGCTCGTAAGAAAGAAATGGCTCACGAAGATTTGATTCCGGTGTGGTGTGAAAAACATCGGGCACGTTGGGTGTTTCCTATTTTGAATATTGGAAAGTACGAAGTGTCGCTTCTACATGATGGAGAGGAACTAGCAACGGCGTTATTTTTTGCGTTCAAACGAAAAGCGGCATTTCAGGACGGAAACAAAAAGTGATGGAAATACTTTTTCCCGGTATTGGATTGTGGCGTGATGCATTTGAGATTTCAGATGGGTATGCCGATGTTCTTTGGAAAAATCGGTATGAGATAGAACGCGGGGAATCTTGGGTTGATGATCGGGAAGGACATCGTCACAACTATGAAATAACTGGCCCGATTCGTATCAGGAACTTTCCTGAAGATGGATTGGCGGACAGCGAAGATGATAAATATGTTTTCATGCTTCAGGGTGTGATGATGAAATGCTTGTTGGAGTACATGAAGGAGTACCCGACCAGTTTTCAGGATATCCAATGGCAGGAGGCACATAGGCTTCTCTATTATTTTCCCGGTGCCAACATGGGTACTCATTCCGACAACACGCCCGGAGAGCATTTTACCGGTCCTAATCGAACAGGGAAATCGTATAGAGATCTTGTTGCTCCTCAAAGAATTCTATGTGCCCTCCAATTCATGAGTGATTGGGTACCGGATGACGAACCGGAAGGAGATAGTTTTACCGGAGGGGAAGTTTCGTGGCCGTATGTGGGAGCGACACACGAACCTCAAAAGGGGGATGTTCTCATCTATCCGGCAAATTTCATTTATTCTCATAATGTCAGCCCCGTTTTGGCAGGGCACCGAATAGTAAATTTGACTTGCTTCTGTCAGGGGGATATTCCTGATTTTTCTTCGCATTATGGAATTGAACACCCAATGAATATTTTCCCCGGAAGTAATATGTATTTAGATCTTAATCACGATGAAATTAAGTGGGTGAAACATGCCAGTTGAAAATCCCGCACCGGGTGTACTGATCCATGAAGGGTGGTACTCCGATGCTGACAAATTACTAGATGAAACACTAAAGGCCGCAGAGTTGGAGTATTCGGTTACTGCATGGAAGCGATCCATAACAGGCACTCCCGGTAACCATCAGCAAACTGATTACAGAAGCAGCGTGGAAAGCAGCATCAGTGAGGTTTGGGGATACAACGATAAAGATTTCATACCCCTAGCAGAAGAACTCAAAAAGTTTAGTAGGGAACTCAATGAAAAAGTAAACAATTTCAGATCTGTTTATGATCTTCATCTAAGAAAGGATGAAGGTTTTACGGTCATCCGCTATCAAAACAAAGCGGAATACCACTTCCACCATGACCATGCGGAACAAAATCAGAGAGCCTTAAGTATGGTGTTTTTCCTTAACGACAACTTCGATGGCGGCGAATTGGAATTTCCCTACTTCGATATAAAGATCACCCCATCGGCAGGAACGTTAGTCTTGTTTCCTTCCAATTTCCCTTTCGGGCACATCGCCCACCCGGTAGAGGGTGGAACTAAATATTCGCTGGTTACTTGGTATTCGTGAACATGATTAAAAAAATTGGAATTGTCGGAGGAGGGAATGCAGGACTAATCAGCGCGCTCATTCTACGTTCTGCTTTCCCAGAACATGAGATAGTGGTTGTCAAGTCTGACATGATCGGAACCATAGGGGTGGGGGAAGGCTCCACGGAACATTGGTTGGGATTTATGAATTTCTGTGGGATAGAACCCGCAGAAATGATTGTTGCAGCATTGGCTACCCATAAAAAGGGTATTCGTTTTGAAGGATGGACCGATCACACTCCTGACTATTTTCATGTGACTTCTGGATTACCTGATTTTGTTCCGCGGATGTTTGGTTTCAACGGAGCGTATGCTGGATTTTTGTCTAAAGAATGGTTGTTGACTGAACACACCTGTCATAAAGGATTGTTGGAAAATAAGGTTCCAGCGGATAATCCTCATAGGAGTGTCAATCAGTTTCATTTTGATACTGAAGAGTTGAATGATTTTCTTAGGATGAAGGTAAGTAATCGAAATATCAAAATCATAGATGGAGAGGTTCAGAGGGTTGTTGTAAAAGACGATTGGATTGTCAGTGTGGAACTGGATGATCCAACGGCGTCAGCGGATAGGACGATCAGGGCAGACTTTTGGATAGATGCCTCTGGTTTCAACAAGGTTTTGATTTCACATCTCTCTAAACAAACGTGGAACTCGTTCGGTGAGTATCTGTTAACGGATTCCGCGATTGCTTTCCGAACACCTTCGGATGAAAGTGGAGAGTTGAGGCCATACACCCGTGCGAGGGCATTGGATAGTGGTTGGGCGTGGGAAATCCCGACTCAGGCAGAACGAGGCAATGGATATGTTTACTCTTCTTCATTTTGCACAGAAGAAGAAGCGGTTGCCGAAATGGAAGAATTGTTGGATGTCCAAATATCGGATCACCGACATTTCCAATTCGATCCGGGGCATTTGGAAGAGCCGTGGGTTGGCAATTGTGTAGCAGTCGGTTTGGCCGGATCTTTTGTAGAACCATTAGAAGCGACTTCCATTGGGTCTACGATTACTCAGGCAAAGTCTCTAATCGGCTATCTTGCATCTTTTCAAAAGGGCAATGAATGGATTCCGAAAGAATACAACCGACAGTTCAATGGGATGATGGCCAATATTCTTGACATGATTCGATTGCACTACGTCAGTGATCGAACCGATACTCCGTTTTGGTCTGCCTTACAGGATATGCCTATTCCGGAAAGTTTGGAACGACTATTGGGCCTTTGGTCGGAACGTCCGCCACAACAGATGGACTTCAGTCATGGAGAATTGGCGATGTTTGGTTTACCGCATTTTTATCATGTGGGACAAGGTCAAGGTGTTTTGAACCCTGATTCAGCCTTTAGGGCGATACAGGCGTTTGTTTGGGAAGATTCGGTTGAGGATGCTATATGGAAAATACGAGAAAACCAATCCGCTCACCCAATCATGGATCATCATGAGGCGCTTGAAAACCTTCAGTAAAATCCGATCGTATTTGGATTGGCCGAAGGTCAAAAAGGGAGAGATCCTGATCATCCCTTCTGATAATCGACTGATTGAAAACCCTCCCAAATTGAGCAAGGATGGTTGGCCGGAATGGTACAGGAGTCCAAAGATAGCGAAACCCGGCACAATAGTTAGTTGTAAGGGTATTCAGGATTATCTATCTATCGGTTTGACGGTTCCCTTGTGGTGTGACATCGAAGTGTTTCAAATGGGCATGGACGATGTTCGTGGAAGAACTAGTGATCGTGCTTTCGATGTTGATCATTTTGGTGGGAGTATGGCGGAGGGGTGTCCCATCAGTCGTGGGAGGGCTTTTGATGAGGCGGGGTTTCCGAAGGTTGTTTCACCGTTTCTGTATAAGACAGCACCGGGATACTCCATGCTGGTTTTGCCCATAGCGTATGAGCCGGATGAGCGTTATCAGGTTTTACCAGCGATAGTTCATACCGACTTTTATCACAACATTAATGTTGTTTTACGGGTGATGACTAAGGAAACCTTTGTAATTAAAGCCGGAACACCTATTTATCAGTTGATTCCATTTAAGAGAAGCGACACTATAGGCAAGGTTATTCTTGGTGATGCAGGGATGTATGAAACTGGGAAGTTTCGCGGTCTTTCTTATGGGGGAATAGGAAAGTTCTCTATGAAGGGTCTTTACCGCAAGCATCAAAGGGATGCTGACGCGGATCTTTGAGGCCATGAAGTAGTATCTGCTGATGGAAGACGATAACTCTAACGATCCCGGCAAACAGATTGTTGATGTCGAAGTTGCCGACAAGTTTGGTGAGGATCTTCCTGTTGTTGTAAAGGATTATGTCGTGATCGCAGAGGTCATGACTGACGAGGGGAACACACTTTTGGTATCTACCAGTCCCCAAAGCACCCCGTGGGCTATCTACGGGTTGTTGCAGTACGGTGAACGATTTTTTGATGATCAGTTTTACAACCCCAACTTTAACCCAGAGATGAACGATGGATGATGTAGACTTTTCTGTGAGGAGATCTGTCAAGGCAGAGGGCAGATTTTCAAAACTATCTTTACTGAGGTAATAGTATGCCCGCTGGTATTTATAATTTTACCTGTGATCAGGGCGCTACGTTTGAGCGTGTTATAGAAATTACTAACTACGACGACAGTATCGTTGATCTCAGCGGCAAGACAGGTCGTATGCAGGTTCGCAAAGATATTGAATCCGCTTCGGCATTGATCGAACTGACCACTGAGAACAACAGAATGACGTTTGATAGTAATGCTGGAAGCATAACTTTATTGATTTCTGCTGCCGATACTGCGGCCCTTCAGTTCAGTGGCATCTATGATTTAGAGGTTGTATCTTCGGATGGGACAGTAGATCGTGTTCTACAAGGTATTTTTGATCTTGATGAGAATGTAACGACATGAGTGACTATACGGTAACTGTTACAGAGGTTGTAAATAATATTACGGCAGAGGAATTGCGTAATGTTGTTACTACGACAGCATCTGAACCTAATAAAATTTATGTAAAAGTAGTTTCTTCTCTTGCTTCTTCGTCGGGAATCATTCTTACTGGAACTATCGCACCGACTGCCGCAACCGGAACCAATGGGAACTGGTACATCTGGCAAATTATTGCAAGCGGGGAGGCTCGTTTGTACGGGCCGAAAACAAGTGGGGCATGGCCTGCAACGTATATTACGTTAACTGGGGCTGATCGGCATATCCATACGCAAGGATCGGCAGCGACAACTTGGATAGTTGCACATACATTAGGGGGTCGTCCTTCAGTAACAGTCGTTGATTCTACCGGTACGGTGGTAATTGGTGATGTAACATACAACAGTGATACGCAGGTTACCATAACGTTTTCTGCGGCATTTTCAGGGTCGGCTTATTTGACGTAGTTCTGGGGTTAATATGGCACAAAAGTTTGTTACTAATCTAAATCTTAATCAGAATGAACTTCAAAACGCGAAGTTGCAGTTCTCCGCAGGCGATCCCGGCTCTGGTGAGTTTGAAGGTTGGACGATCTATGATTCAACCAATAATATTCTAAAGGTTTATAACGGCTCTGCATGGAAGCAGATTTTGACTGAGGTTTCTTCTGGAACCACAGCGCTCTCTGTTACTTCGGGATCGGCTGGCGCTCCGGCGTTGGCTATTGCCAATGCCAATGGTTCTACTGATGGGCTTATGCCTACAGCGCATTATACCCTAGTCAACAATGCTACAGAGGCTGATACCGCTTCTACGCTTATGAAGCGTGATGGTAGTAACGCTGTCAACATTACGAAAGTCACAGGTTTGGCGGCACCAACTAATGCTGCCGATGCGGCAAATAAGGGTTATGTCGATGATCGGGCTGCTGGTCTGGATCCAAAAGAATCAGTTGTGGTAGGAACTACGGCTGCGGCAACTCTTGCTAGTGACTTTGAAAATGGTGACACCCTTGACGGGATTACTCTCGCAACTGGGAATCGGGTTCTGATCAAAGATCAGGCTGACGCTTCTGAAAATGGTGTTTACACGGTTAATGCTTCTGGCGCTCCGACACGAGCCGCAGACTTTGATACTTCCGCAGAGGCCACGGCTGGTGCTTTCTTCTTCGTAGAACGAGGTACGGCAAACGCTAACCGTGGCTACGTTCTTCAGGCCAAGGCGGGCGGCGGGTCTTACACAATCGGCACTGACGATCTAGTTTTCTCACAATTCTCAGGCGCTGGCCAGATCGACGCTGGTGCCGGTCTCACTAAGAGCGGCGACACTCTCAATGTTGTTGCTGGGGATGGCATTACTGTAAATGCCAATGATGTCACTCTTGCTACTAGCACTGCTGGTGATGGAATCACATACACAAGTGGTGTTCTTTCGATTTCTACTTCTGCTGCGGGTGACGGTCTTGGAATCGCCAGCGGTGTTCTTTCTGTGAACATTGTTGCTGCTGGCGGTCTTGAAACTTCTTCCGACAGTCTTCAGATCAAACTTGATTCGGGTGTGGCTGGTTTGGCTACTACCGGTAGTGGCTTGGCAATCAAGTCCGATATCGCAGGCTCCGGCATTACTTTTACTGCTGGTGTTCTTACTTCTGATGCTGCCAATTTGGCAGGAAGCGGTTCAGGCGGAGTTACTGGGACTCTGCCCATTGCTAATGGTGGTACTGGTACCACGACGGCAGCCAATGCCCGAACCAACACCTTTCTGGCCGTAGGAGACAGTTCTGGCAGTTCGCGGACTACCAGTAACCCTGTCTTGGGTCGGACGGTTGCCCAGAGTGTTGGGAATGCATCGGCCACATCGTTCACGATCACCCACGGTTTGGGTAGTCGGGACATCATTGTTCAGGTATATGACAACGCTTCTTACGACACAGTGATTGCTGATGTCGTAAGGACTGATACAGATACTTGCACGGTGTCGTTTTCAACGGCCCCAGCAAGCAGTGCTTATCGGGTTGTTTGTTCCGGTTAAAAACTTTAGCCCTGCGGGGTACAGACTAGAAGGCGGTTGAGGCCGTGGCTCAGAAATTCAAAACTGGCATCAGCGTGGAGGAACTGGCCTCCGTTGCCACTCAGGCAATTGGTGTAAAAGTTGATGGAGATTCTGAGGCACGAGTTAAGATCGACGCTGGTGGAAAGATCACTTGGGGGTCTGGTTCCGCAACTGGGGACGCTGTCCTATACCGCTCTGCGGCAAATCTTTTGAAGACAGATGATGCTTTGCAGGCTGTTGCAGGTTTGATCAATCTGACTACCGATGGTACGCCCACAGCGAGTTCTGCTGATGGGACCATCGCTATAGATACAACAAATGATCAGTTTTATTACAGATCCAGTGGTGTATGGACGGAAGTTGTTTCGCAATCCACCACAGTCGCAGACGGTGGAACCTCTGCGGCTTGGGTCCGCTATCACATCAATGCTGATGGCAAAGACTCCGTATCGAACTAGGGAATAATCATGGCAGCAATCATTCAATTTCGTAGAGACACCGCAGCCAACTGGACTTCCAATAACCCCACGATGGCTGTCGGGGAAATTGGGTACGAAACCGATAATCAGAATTACAAGATTGGCGATGGGGTTACCGCATGGACTTCTCTTGGTTACGGCGGTTTGGGGGACATCCATAAGACCCTGATCGACGCCAAGGGTGATCTCGTTGTCGGCCTAGCAGACAACTCCGCTGGCCGACTTGCTGTAGGGACCAACGGGCAGATGCTCGTTGCCGACAGCGACGCTGCTGGCGGTATTTCGTGGGCAGCCAATGACACCATTGTCAACTGGCATGAAGCCGTGAAGTTGGCGTCTGCTGCTGCCATCGCCGCTGCTACCTCCACTTACGACAATGGGACTTCTGGGGTAGGAGCAACCCTGACGCACACTCCTGCTTCTACGCCATCTGGCTATGCGCGTCTTCAGATTGATGGCACAAATGTTACTACTGGTGACAGGATTCTTATTCAAGATCAGGTCGATGCTGCTCATAACGGTATTTATGAGGTAACCGCTCAGGGTGTTGCCGCAACTTCTGCATGGGTGCTGACCCGTGGCGATGACTTTGACGGAACACCGACTGGACAAATTAAACAGGGTGAAGCCGTTTATGCTTTGTCAGGTTCCAACAACAGCGGTCAGGGCTTTACGGTTACTTCGACCAGTGATCCGCATACGGTTGGAACACACGACATTGACTGGACTCAGTTCACTGGTACACAGGCATTCAACGCTGGTACCGGTTTAACTATTACCGGGAACACTGTCAATGCGAATACGGCAAATGCTGCACGCATTGTGGTGAACGCCGACGATATAGATCTCGCCACGACCGCTGTTACTGCTGCTTCTTACGGAAGTGTTACCGAAGTAGGAACCTTCACGGTAGATGCCTATGGCCGTTTGACGGCAGCCGCTGATGCGACAATTGCTATTCCTTCTACTGCCGTAACTGATTTTACCGAAGCGGTACAAGATGTTTCGGGCGCACAACTCGCTACCAATGGATCGCATACAGGTATTACCGCCTCCTATGACGATGCGGGTGACGGGGCCATTGATTTGGCCCTCGTCACCGAAAACGTTCAGGATATTGTCGCAGGGCAGTTAGTTACGAATGGTTCTCATTCTGGAATCGCTGCGACTTATGACGACGCTGGTGACGGAGCCATTGATCTGAACGTTGATGACTTTACGATCACTTTGGCTGGCGATCTGAGCGGTAACACGACCATTACCAACCTTGCTAACGCAACGCTGACTGCAACCATCGTCGCTGATGCGACAGCGCTGGGAACTGACACCACGGGCAATTACGTCGCCACAATTGCTGGGACGGCCAATGAGGTTGAGGTTTCCGGATCTGGTTCTGAGACGGCCGCGGTAACTGTCGGATTGCCTAGTGCCGTCACAGTTACGACTTCTCTTACAACTCCTCTGGTTACGGTTTCTGGTGCGTCCATTGTTATTGAGGGTGCTACCGCTAATGACTTTGAAACCACCCTGACAGTGACAGATCCGACGGCGGATCGAACTATTACTTTTGCTGATGCTTCAGGAACTGTAGTGACAACAGGAAACTTGACTGCTACTACAGAATATATTGAGGACACCGTTGGTGCCCAACTTGTTACCAACGGTTCACACACTCATCTAACTGCTGCTTATGACGACGCTGGTGACGGTGCTATCGACATTGCGCTGAACACCACGGCAGTTACGGGTGGCTCTTATGGTAGCGCCACAGCAGTTCCCGGCTACACCGTTGACGCCTACGGACGGTTGACGGCAGCGTCGAACACCACGATCGCTATTCCTTCTACAGCCGTCACGGATTTCACTGAGGCTGTTCAGGATGTTTCTGGCGCTCAGTTGGCCACGAATGGTTCCCACACTGGCATTACCGCAACTTACGACGATGCTGGTGACGGAGCCGTTGATCTAGCCCTTATTACCGAAAACGTTCAGGACATTGTTGCGGGACAGTTGGTTACCAACGGTTCTCATTCTGGTATTGCCGCTACTTATGATGACGCTGGTGATGGTGCGATTGATCTAAATGTTGATGATTTCACAATCACTCTGTCCGGTGACATTGGGGGCAGCGTTACTGTTACCAATCTCGCTAGCGCGACACTTGCTACAACAATCCAAGCCGATTCGATTGCTCTTGGGACTGACACCACGGGCAACTATCTTGCGACTCTCGCTGGTACGGCTAACGAGGTAGAAGTTTCTGGCTCTGGCTCAGAAACGGCTGCTGTAACCGTCGGACTGCCCAGTGCCGTAACCGTCACAACCTCCCTCACGACCCCTCTGGTCAATGTTTCCGGTGCATCTATCGTCATTGAAGGCGCAACGGCTAATGACTTTGAAACCACATTGACGGTTACTGATCCCACAGCAGACCGCACGATCACATTGCCGGATGTAACTGGAACTGTCATTACAACTGGAAACTTGAGTGCGTCTACGGAACACATTGAAGACACCGTTGCTGCCCAGTTGGTTACCAATGGTTCTCATTCTGGTATCGCAGCAACTTACGACGATGCCGGTGATGGGGCTATCGACCTTAATGTCGCTGATTTCACAATCACCCTGTCTGGCGATATTGGAGGCAGCGTCACTGTTACCGATCTAGCCAGCGCGACACTCGCTACGACAATACAAGCCAATTCGGTTGCCTTGGGTACAGATTCGACAGGCAATTACGTTGCCACGGTCGCAGGAACCGCTAATGAGGTAGATGTAAGTGGATCAGGTTCAGAAACCGCAGCAGTAACAATTGGATTGCCCTCCGCTGTAACGGTCACGACCTCTCTTACAACTCCGCTGGTCAACGTTTCTGGTGCGTCCATCGTCATTGAGGGCGCAACGGCAAATGATTTTGAAACCACCCTTACGGTTACTGATCCCACAGCGGATCGCACAATCACATTCGGGGATGAAACCGGCACCGTCTTTACGACGGCAAGTGTTCAAGCCCTAGCAAACGGTGTCACCGCTACGACCCAGTCTGCAAGCGACAACTCCACGAAACTCGCCACTACGGCCTACGTCGATACTGGTCTTGGTGCCCTAAGCAGCGATTCGATTACTGACGCTGACTCAGACACAAAGATTCAAGTTGAGGAATCAGCCGACGAAGACATCATCCGCTTTGATACCGCCGGTACAGAACGCATGACTATTGGTGCCACTGGCACCGTAACCATCACTGGTGACCTCACAGTCAACGGAACCACAACAGAGATCAGTTCCACAACGATTACCGTCGATGACAAGAACATCGAAATTGGTTCAGTCGCCTCTCCGACGGACGTTACCGCTGACGGCGGTGGCCTAACTCTGAAGGGCGCTACCGACAAGACATGGAACTGGGTCAACTCCACCGACGCGTGGACTTCCTCAGAACACATTGATCTCGCTTCTGGCAAAGCGTTTTACATTGCAGGCGCTTCTGTTCTAAACGCTACGACTCTTGGATCAGCAGTGGTTGCCTCGTCGTTGACAAGCGTTGGAACGATTGCCTCTCTCGCAGCCACTGATCTGACAGTTTCGGGCATTGCCACATTTAGCGGAACAATCGCTGGCGCTAGTCCACTCATCTTTGAAGGCGCTACCGCCAACGACTTTGAGACAACTTTCGCCATCACCGATCCCACGGCGGATAGGACAATCACGTTCCAAGATGCGACTGGCACGGTTGCCTATCTGGCTTCTCCGACCTTCACTGGTACACCTGCCGCTCCTACTGCGTCAGCGAATACGGGTACAACCCAGATCGCTACCACAGCCTTTGTGATGACGGAGTTGGCTGACTATGCGCCGCTTGTTTCTCCAACCTTACAAGGAACTCCTCTTGCCCCAACAGCGGCAGCGGATACGAATACCACACAGATTGCTACCACGGCCTATGTCCAGACAGAGTTAGGCGCTCTAAGTAGTACCTCAATTCTTGATGCTGATAGTGACACGAAGATCCAAGTCGAAGAATCTGCTGATGAAGACATCATCCGCTTCGATACGGCAGGCACGGAGAGAATGACAATTAGTGCCGCTGGTGTAGTTGCTACGGTGGGTGCTTTGACAGCCGGTGGAGTCCTTACGGCCAGTGGCGGTATTGCTGACGGAGCAACTGCTACTACCCAGTCAGCAAGCGATAACTCAACGAAACTTGCTACCACCGCCTATGTCGATACTGGTTTGGGCGCTCTCAGTAGTGATTCAATCACTGATGCTGACGGCGATACAAAGATTCAGGTCGAAGAATCTGCTGACGAGGATTACATCAGATTTGATGTTGGTGGCACTGAGAAGGGCTACATCTACGGTTCCGGTTTGACCATGACGGCTCCTATCGTTATAGATGGCGACTATGACTTCACAATGGCAACGTCGAACACTCAGATTCTTGGTCCTGCGTCCGGATCGGCTACGAATGGGAATGTGTCGTATTCGTTCTCAGGCGATGCCGACACGGGCCTTTTCCGTTCGGCAGCGAACACGATGGTATTGGCTACGGGTGGAGCCAATAGAGTAGTTATTAATGGTGATGGATTGGACATTGACGGTAACGTCTTGTACGACATCGACATCAAAGAGGTGAACCCGACTTCGGGGACTACATACACTCTTGTTCTTGCCGATAGAGGTCAGTTTGTTCGTATCGGTGATGAGGCTAATAACACTTCTGCCAATGCTGTAACGATTCCTCCGAATAGTTCAGTAGCGTTCCCAATTGGGTGTCAAGTTCAAATCGCGTGTATGGGTGGCGAAGTAACCATGGTTGCTGGATCTGGTGTAACATTGCGTTATACACCGGGTTTAAAGTTGCGTGCCCAATTCTCTACCTGTACCTGTATTAAGATCGCTACAGACGAGTGGGTTCTCGTTGGTGACCTTGAGGCGTAAGAATGGTATCCAGACAAGAAGGTAGAACCGGACCTCGCAAAGACGATGTCCCTAACATTGTCGGACAGACAACCACTAACGCTGACTCTCAGGTTGTAAGTGCTGGATTCGATGTTGGTTCTAAGACCACTACCCCCGCCACAGGGGCGCAATCAACCGACATCGTTGCTTCTCAAACCCCTTCAGCGGGAACGGTTTACCCACTGAAGGAAGACGTTGATTACGTCTACTACAGTCCTTACTTCCCCCCATTCTTTCCACCCTTCTTTCCTCCGTTCTTCCCACCGTTCTTCCCTCCATTCTTCCCACCCTTCTTCCCTCCATTCTTCCCACCCTTCTTTCCTCCGTTCTTTCCTCCGTTCTTTCCTCCGTTCTTCCCGCCGTTCTTTCCTCCCTTCTTCCCACCGTTCTTCCCCCCGTTCTTCCCCCCGTTCTTCCCGCCCTTCTTCCCGCCCTTCTTCCCCCCGTTCTTCCCACCATTCTTCCCACCGCATTTCCCACCACACTTCCCGCCGTTCTTCCCACCACATTTCCCGCCGCATTTCCCACCGTTCTTCCCACCACATTTCCCACCACACTTCCCACCGTTCTTCCCGCCCCATTTCCCGCCACACTTCCCGCCATCATTTAAATAGGAGATCGCTATGGTTGAATATGTTCCGAATCCTGCTTATGACCCAGACGCAGAGGGTCAGTACCCTCCGTTCAAGGGAGGGATCGGAGACCTTTTACCAACTGACACGCTTGATCTTTCAGAACTGATTCCGACAATGGATGAACCCGGTTTTACGGAAAAGTCCATGTATGACTTCAAAATCGCTTCACCGGATGGATCAAATCCGGACATTCTGAGTGATTACATTGGAAAAGTCACTTTGGTGTTCAATTGTGCCGCTGGGTGTGGAAACATCCCCCAACATACGGTTTTGCAAGAACTGCATGAACGGTATGAGGATGAGCCGGACTTCAATATTCAAGCAGTCGTAGTTGATGACTTCACTTGCCACGGATATCCAGAATTCAGTGATGGGTTGGAGGGATACGCTGAGGCTAATGATTTAGATTTGACACCGGGACAGATTGCACAAAAGTACGCTCGCGACAATTTCGGTGCCGAATACGCGTTTTCCGAACTGACTAAAGCCAGATTCGATAGACACACTTATGATCCTGAGTGGGTTCCCGGCGCAGAATACCAGCAAGAACCAGATGAGTTTTGGCTACATCTAGTCGGAGCCGACAAGTTGGAACGTAACGAAAATGGTGTACCACATCATTATGAGGTCAGCCCGTGGGCAGCAGAGCCGCAGGAAGAGGACCGTAGCAAGCCGGGGTTCTCTCCTCTTATGGGGAACTTTGAGAAATTCTTAGTGGACCGTACCGGCCATAGGCAGATCCGGTACAGCAGCAGTTTCCTGTTGGGGGAAAGAGGCCAGAACGGCAATCTCTTGCCATGGTGGGATACTGACGATCTTGACTCGCTGGGGCCGTGGCCGTCGGAGTTGCAACGACGGGGGATTACGGCTTCGCTGGATGCCCTCTGCAAAGACATTGATGCTTTCCTAGCGGAGTAGAAATCTGGTAACGTCCCTGATGTGGAAGAGAAATCACTTATAACGCCGGGTTATTTCGGTTCCTCTAAAGATAACATTATGATTCTCCATGATTTTGTTGATAAAATAGATCTTGAACATATGAATGCCTTTGCTCCACATATTTCCCAATGGGAAAATCCCAGAGAAACCGAATACGACGAGGACGGTGTTTGCATTTATGATGCGTCTTACTGGTGGGACCGCATGTGCAGCGGGGAGATCCTTGGACGGATCAATCCGTTCATGCACCAAATGATTGATAAATACATAGACAAAATGAAACTTGCCATTGAGGAAAAGTTCAAAGTTACTTTGCACAAGCGCCCGCCCGTGCTGGTCAGGTGGCTTCCCGGCAACGAGCAGTCGCCACATTCAGACAAGCAGTTGAACGATGGCAGCCCGAATCCGTTTCCCACTTATGATCTCAATTCAATTATCTATTGGAACGACGATTTTGAAGGTGGTCAGTTCTACTATCCGGAATATGACATAGAATTAGAAATAGAACCGGGTATGGCGGTTGCACATCCCGGCGACATCCACTACCTCCACGGGGTCAAACCGATAGTTTCTGGTACTCGTTGGACAACGCCATCCTTTTATACAATTACGGGATTACAGGAGCAGATATGGACATAGCAGGTTATTGCGGACATCCGGCCTCAGCAATTGTGCTGTACAAGAACGTTTGGCCAGAGGATCAAAACTTTGCTGAACGTTTGGAAGAGTGCATCGGTGACAGCACCCATGAATATTTTTCGTGGAAGAAGGCACTGGTGGGGGATTTGGAAGAGATGCTTGACTACCGGGATTGTTCCGATTTCAAATTTCGTGAGAGTGACTTCCCTGTTTGCGATCCTGCCTTCACGGAAGCAGGAGAGATTTACAGGGAGGTAATCACGGGAATACGGGAGTGCGTGGTTCACTATCAGGGGTTGTACAACCTCAGTTTGGAATTTGAGGAAGCAACCAATTTTGTCAGGTACAACGAAGGTCAACACTTCGGGGTTCATGCCGATCATGGATTTTCTTATAGCGCCACGGTTTCGGCAATCGGCTATCTGAACGACGGTTACGACGGCGGCGAGTATTTGTTGCCGTATCAGGACATCAAGTTCCTGCCGGAGAGGAACGATGTGATCGTGCATCCGTCCACATTCGTGTATGCCCACGCCTCTTTGCCGGTAACGAAGGGTACCAAGTATTCAGCGGTGACGATGTACGACTACAACGACCGTAATCATCAGGATCAGCAAGGAACTACCTATGCGCCTCCCTCTGGATACGGTTTCCCGCCTAGCGGGGACATGGGGGGCCAGATACTTCCGGCATCATGAAGGTAGTTGTCAGAAAGAATCATCAGAATCCACCTGAGATTCGTCAATCTCGTCTCAAGCGGGATTGGATGGACGATACCTACAACAAACATGCGTATAAGTGTTTGCCGTTGGGTGCGGCCAATGTGCAGGGCTGGGAGATGGTTCTTCAGCAGGAAGTGGTAGTGCAATGGGATGGCGGGAACACCGTCCCACGGGTTCTGTCCGGAGAGACGATGACCCATACGGTCGATGGACAGGAGTACGAACGAGCAATAGCGATTCCAAGCATTGTAGGAATCATGTCGTTCGCTACGGGATGGTCGATGGGCACCCCTCCGGGGTATAGCACTTGGATTTCTGGATCACCCAACTATTTTGTGGATGGCGCGGTTCCTTTGACGGCCAGCATTCCTACTCACTGGTGGCCCGATGAGTGGAATATGAACTGGAAGATCACGAAGGAGAACACTCCGGTGATTTTTCCTGAAGGTATGCCGTTCATGTTTTTTCAGGTGTACCCCGATGCCCTGTTGTCAGAGGTAGAATTTGAAGTAGAACACTTGTGGGATAGGCCGGAACTGATGAAAGAACGACAAGAATACGGAGAAGTCAAGTTTAAGAACAACGAGGAAAACCCGTGGACTTGGATGGGGAGCATACGCACTGGTTTAAATGAAAAGGGAGAGCAGATCGGTCCCAAGCATGACGGTCATCTAAAATTGGATGTTCCATAATGGCTGGCGAATGGGTGGACCGTAGCAAGGACGTTGACGCTGGATGGGCCACATTGCAGCGAAAAAAGTTTGCACTGGTGGGTTCGGAAAAACTTCCAACTGCCGGTCATGTTTTAGAAGGATACACATACGAAGATATTATTGATGATCCTAAGTATTTTAAAGATTTGCTTCTTAAGCATAAATTGCTTTGTTTTCGTGAGTTGAATCTTACCGGGAATCAGAATCCTGAAGTTCTTGGGGCATTGGGATACCATGTGTTTGGTCATCATAAGGAAGATCACCGCAACACTATTGAAATGAAGTATCGGGTAAACGATCCTTCAGAGTTGCTGGTTCCATGGCATGTGGAAAATCTTCACCAGCAGTACCCTCCGGAAGTAGCCGGATGGAACATGGAAGTATTTACTTGTCCCAAAAATCACGGCAGAACTGGATTTGTGAACTTGGCAGAATGCACAAGCCGTTTGCCAATTGAGACCGTGAACTATCTCAGAGATTTTGAGTTTATAGTTGTTCGCCAAGCCGAAGATGGGGACGAGGCGATAAAGCAGGTTGAATCCGGAAGTCGTGAAGTATCTATCAAGAACAAACGTCGCCTTGGCCCCGACGGGCGACTGATGCATGGCGATGCTAATGATTATTATGACGCCCATGTCCGTAAAGCAATTGAAGATCATCCTTTAACAAATGAACCGGTCTTGAGGTATGAGTTGGATTGGATATATCTAGACAATTTCCCGAGAGGACCAAAAGAAATAGACAATTGGCACAGGAGCCAGAGGGGACAAACCGCAACAGGTACTTGCTTTCCCTACTGCTCTAAAGAAGATCGACTAGAAATAGATCTCTTGGGTCAAGAAATATATTTGAATCCTGACAACCAATTTTGGTGGGAATGGACGCAGGGAGACTTCCTATTAGCGGACCTGTTTGTAATGGCCCATACGGTGACGGGAGGGTTCCAGCCTGAGGAGAGGCGGTTGGACGTTACGTTCAACACCACAGAATTCCATGAGCGACAGGCAATTGATGAGAAATTGAAAATTTGTCCATCCGATAGTGGTGAAGGTGAATGGATTCGTCATATTCCAGAGTTTTCAGAGTTTTCAGGGATTCCAAGAGGAAGTCCGGGGTCGTGAATGGTACCGATGACTCAAGGAACGGTACTGCCTGATCATAGTTTTAGCGACATCTTGGATGATCCTAAGCATTTCAGAAACCTATTAAATGAATCAAAGTTGTTGTGTTTTCCTGAACTGGGTTTGAGCCGGAAACAAAACAAGCAAGTATGTGCCGCTTTGGGGTATTGGTCTGATCGGCAAAACGATGAGACCCATGCGATGACGATGAACCGAAAGGGTTGGCCCAACGCCCCTGAACAAGTTTTAGTTCAATGGCATTTGGAGAATTTGGACCAAAAGCGTCCTCCCATTTTGGCGGGCTGGAACATGGTGAAATTCTCTTGTCCTCAAGGCCATGGTCGTACCGGCTTTGTCAACATGGCTGAAATGCATAAGAAGGTTCAATCCAATATTCCTTTTGAGTTTGTGTTTGTTCGTATGGAAAAAGAGATGGAGCAACTTCAAGAACAAATAGCGATGGGAAAACGAGAGTTCAATATTGTAAATGAGGAAAACATTGAAGAGAGAACTTCCTACGACCTTCCGGTGGAGCGATGGGCTGGCCAAAAGACGTATCAGCCGCCGATCATAAATTCTGTTTCATCTCATCCTGTTACGGGAGAGCCTGTGTTGCGTTACATGGTGGATAGCCATGCAATATGGATTCCGATTCCGGGTGTAGACATGAAAGAGGAGAAAGCCATTTTTCATGCGACTTTGGTTCAAGAAATTCGGAATCCAGATAATCAGTTTTGGTGGGATTGGACTGAGGGGGATTTTTTGTTGACTGATCTGTTTTGCATGATGCATTCTGTTATGGGTGGGTTCACTACAGAGCAGCGCATTCTTGATGTTGTATTCTCCACTGAACTATTACCACTATGAGTGGTCTTAGGTTGGAGGGTTTAACAGCCGCCGATATTTTGAATAATATACAGTATTACTATGAATTATTCATTGAACATAAAAAACTTGGCTTTGTCGAATTGCATCCAACCCGAGACCAGCAAGAAGAATTAGTCAAACTATTTGCAGATGCGATTGAATCCAATTCTCTTTTCGATGTTGTTCATCCACATCTAGAAGAAAGACTAAAAGAAGCACCAGATGATTTTCTAATAGGTCATTGGCATACTGATAATACCGTGTTTGAAGTATGCCCAAATGTCACCAGTATGCATATGCATTATTGGAAAGGAAGAAAAGGAACAGGTAACACTGTTTTAGTTGACTTACAAGATTTGTATGACAAATGTCCTAAAGAGTATATAAATTATTTACAGGCTTTGATGGTTCATCATCGTTCTGGTATGGACAACCCTGACGGAACGTTGCATCCCGGTGCCCACCATCCCGCTCTGCGCTCTCATCCGACAACAGGAAAAACTTGTCTGTGGTATACAGGTCCAGAGTGTGATCCGGCCACGGGACAAGATCCGCTGTTTGATGAATACAAAGACTGGATGAGGACAATCAAAGAAACGGGTCAGTTATACCAACCCGAAAATCAGTTTTCATGGGAATGGACGGAAGGCGATTTCTTGGTTTGGGACAACACCTGTGTTGTTCACGCCTTTTACGGTGGTTGGGAATATGGCAAGAGGAAGTTCGATAAAGTGGAGGCCGGGTACTCAAGACCATTCTTCACAAGGCCGTGGGGTACCATGATGGGTCGCCCCATAGAAAGCGAAAGTGTCAGTCACTATGGATGAACATATCGGCTTCAAGGAAATTCATGGGGTTTACGACATCCCGGTGCGTTCTATCCGCGGCGAAGAAGAGATGTTGGAACAGTTCAGGGGCAAGGTCACGCTGTTTTTACCCGTAGCGACTAAGTGTGGGTATGTGGCATCGACGGATCAACGGATGTCGATGCAACGGACACATAAGAAGTTTCGGGATCTTCAGACCCTTCATGAAGAATATGAAGAGAGGGGTTTTTCTGTTGTGGCGATGCCAACAAATCAGTTGGGAGAACAGGAGCCTTGTGAAGATGAGGAAATCGCAGCCTTCATAGAATCCGAATATCCTTATGTGACTTTTGCTTTCACGCAAAAACTGAATATCAATCCCACCGGGCTGGGTGACTCTCTGGTTTCGGAACATCCACTTGCTATGTATTTGAAGGGATATGAAATTAGGGCTTTCAACGACTATGGCCCGTTGTCTCAAAGTCCGGAAACGGGTAATGAATGGGTGGAGGGAAAGCCACATCACTTTGAAGGTGGTGCTGCTCAAGAAGTATCAGGGCTGTATGAGAAGTTTGTTTTTGATCGTGATGGGTTAGTAGAAACTCGTTTCAACTTTGCTCAAGAGCCGCTGATGGATAAGTCTATTCATCGGGGTGGCAGGTGGACTGTTCGTGAAGCAGTGGACTTTATTCTTAGCCAGCCGCGACGGCCAAAGCATGTGGGCCATGAATGGCACTATTCCACTGTTGGCCCTGTGCCCGATTCCATTATGCCCGTTGATAGGCCGTTTGATTGGAAGGGTTTATTTATACGAGGCATGGACCGTTATTCAGATGAAAGTCCTCCGCCATCCGACCTGTTAGCACAGCACGCTATTGATGTTGTTTATGCTTCTATTAATCATTTGAAAAATAATGATGAACGTAAACAATTAGTAGTAGATGTTATTGATCGCTTACAAACATTAGTTAATGCAGGAAAGTGTGATATCGAATAATGGAACACTTTCCTAATGGGGTGTCGGTTTCTCGTAAAGCCATAGAGATACCCGACTGGATTATCGAAGAACTGTTAGACATGCGTCAAGCAATGTGGGACTTGCATTGGAGCATCAAGGATGATGTGGCGACTCATGTGGACAGCGGGGTGGAGTACACGCTAGAGAATCAGAAGCAGTGGCCGACGATAGTCCACCCCCACTTTCCCGATCCTCCACGAAGCGATGAATTCAGAGACTGGTGGGTTGACACCGAACACCAGATATATGGAGTGGTATTGAAGTATTTGGAAAAATATCCACTGTTGATGCATTCCTTATGGTGGCGGGACAAGGGACACGGTCTGATTTATGAACCCGGTGCAAGGCTGACGCTGCATCAGGACAACAATGTTGGTTACACATGGGCTGGCAGGGAGCGAATTCTTGGACGATCTGAAATCTCTACGCGTAACGTATTAACGACCACGCTGCATGTCGATGATTGCGAAGGCGGGGACATGCATTTTCCTTATGCTGGTGTGACTATTCCTCCGGAAAAGGGTGATGTTCTTTTGTTTCCGGCCAACTATCTGGGGGCACATGAGGTGACTCCGGTCAAAGAGGGTAGTCGCAGAATTTCTTACTTGGGTTGGTTCGGGCAAGGATCAACATTGCCTTTGTCTAGTCCCAAGGGAGAACATGAAGTAGAGATTTTGGAAATCTTTGATCCCGCTGAAGTACCGGATGCCAATTTCCACTGGCAGACAAGTATCGAAAAGGATTTTTTGGAATCCAGTGGGTGGACTGAAAAGAAAATGAGGGAAGAATACGAGACGTTTTATTCTCAGGAGGCCGCTCTCTACTGGCCGAAAGAAAATAGATGAGTTTAGAAGAAACCCATTTGGGCGGTGGGGTAGTTTTATATGAAAATGTCTTTGAGTTGGATTGGACATGGATGCGGTCGTTCTGTTATGAGACAACACACAAAGAACGTGCAGCAATGTATGAACCGGGTATTGATCCGATCACCGGAGAAGAAGGATTCATCAACAAGAGTGGCTATTTTTTCGGCAAGGATGCCGTTGACAGAATGCCATGGAGGGGTTCGGCCACTCATCGGGACACACGGTCTGAAGTAATCGAAGTCTTAGACAGTATTGAAAAGGCCCGAGACCTGTGTCTGTGGTATTACCTGCATCAGTTCCCACTAGTCGGCAAATGTATTTGGTGGAAGATTAAGAGTCACCTAGTGGCATACCCTCCGGGGGTATATCTGGGGATGCATTCAGATATCAGTACAGATTATGAATACGGCAGACCGGAACCGATAGATCAGTTGGCAACGAGGAATGTTGTTTCGGTTGTTGCATATTTGAATGATTGCGTAGATACCGAAGAGGAATTAGACGGAACGAACTTTACCGATGGCCACCACAACTTTGCCTATTTGGACATCTCCTACAAGCCCAAGAAGGGGGACATGCTGTTCTTTCCTTCCAACTACATGGCGGCTCATGAGGTACAACCTGTTGGGAAGGGTATTCGCTATACTTATTTGGGTTGGTATTGTCAAGGCACGCCCAATCCGGCAGTGCGTGAAGCGGTAGTAGATCCACAAAAGGATCCCGAGTTGGCTAAGACGGCCACAAACGTCTACATGGAAGATGGATACAAACTCCCTTAAAATTGGAATAACACATCCGGGTCAAATGGGTTCTAGTGTCGGTGCCGTCTTGGTCGAAGCAGGTCATGATGTCATGTGGGCATCTGAGGGCCGGTCGAAAGAAACAACTCAAAGGGCTGTGGACGCTGGGTTCCGAGATGTCGAATCTTTTACTCAAATGTCTTCAGAAGCCGATGTGATCTTTTCGATTTGTATGCAGCCGGGATCATTAGAGATTTTTAAGAAAGCCGTTGAAGAAGGCTTTACCGGCATTTTTGTAGATGCCAACTTTGTCAATGATCATTTTGTGCCTGAATTCAATCAGATGGGGGCCGATGCAGACTTCCCCTTTGTGGATGGCGCTATTTATGGTTACCCAATCCCCGGCCCATACGGCTTTACGTCGGAGCGGACGTTCTATCTCCACGGAGATAATGCACAGTTGATAGCAGATTTGTTTGAAGGAACCCCATTTGACGCAATGGTTCTAGATGAATCGGCAAAAGTTTTCCGAGCGCGTCGAATGGCAGGAGAATCGCCAGATCCGGGGGAACTTGAGCAACTGAAAGAGGGTGGGTGGATCGGTCCCCGCGTCGATACCGATCTCAGACAAGACGGGATTGAATGGGTTCCGGATACTGATCAGGACACCGATGCAGCAGAATCTGACTAACGGAATCGTTACGTTTAATAGTTACCTAGAAATAGATCAAGAGTTTCTTTTAGAATGGGTTGACCGGCGGCGAGAAAACGAACCCGACGATTACACAGTAGACGAGGATGGGAACTACATTAATCGTGGCGGGTACAAGTTCACCCCAGAGCAGTACCGCAGCGCACCGGGAAGATTTCTAAACCTTTTGCCTGATGGTGTTACACAAGAAGACAAAGAGTTTGTCAAATCATTAGACACAGCCATCTACGATTGTTTGCTTGAATATCTAAAAATATATCCCGAAGCAGCAAGTTCGATTTGGTGGAGGTCACCCGGCCATGTCGCCACCTACAAGGACGGCCAGCACATGGGTAGTCACCACGACAACGGCGTAGAATACACGCCGGGTTCGACACCTGAGAATGAACATGCGATACACAATGTGATAACAGGATCGGTAATTTTAAACAATGATTATCGGGGAGGGCAATTGACATTTTCCCGTGGGGAAATTTCTTTGCGTCCACCGGCAGGAACTGTGGTTCTTTATCCTTCTAACTACATAGGCGCACATGCTGTAGTGCCTGTAACGGAAGGAACCCGTTATTCATATTTACAGTTTTTCGGTCAGGGAACTCCACTGAATATTGAAAACGCCGCCGAATGGTTCCCTAATTTGCTATCCGATGTCCTCTTTTCAAATTGATATCGACCACATCCCCATGGTCATAAGCCTGCTTTAAACCTTCTTTTCCTTCTAAGGTTCGGTTTTGGTAAACCGGATTGGTCCTGTCGGTTGTCGTTCGGTCGGTACCGCTTTCCGCATACTTGACGTATTTGGCGTAGTCGTCGTAAATGTTGTTTAACCAGTGGGGGGGACACCATGTTTCGATGTCTTCGGGTTCCACAACTTGAATCATTACTTCCGGTTGAGGACTACCTTGAGAAAAGAATTCTAGATAGGTGTATCGTTCTCCTGCGGTGACAGTATTGACCCCGTGAGTTCCATAAAAGTTTGCCGGGAAGATAAGGACATCACCAGTTTTTCCTTGAAAGTTGATATCCAAATACGGGAAGTGCATTTCTCCACCCGTGTAATTAGTCCCGTCTAGTTGCTCTGCCGATTCCACACCGTCATTGAGATAGAGCAGAACAGCCACAGTTTGGCGTGAAGCCGCCTGTCCCTGTGGGATGTATTTTTGTCCATCAGTGGCCCGAAAATTTGTATCGTTATCGTTGTGAACGCCAAGGAAGTTGCCTTCTTCGTAACGGAGGATGTGTCCCCTGTTACGCCACCAGAGGGTACCTAAAACCATTGGGAAAAAATCCACATAACGAATAAGACATTTGTAGATCATGTTCTCCCAATATTTGAGAACTTCAACAATTGTTAATGGAGTAGACGGTGTTACCGGGTCTAAAACTCTAGTGGGAACGAGTTTGACTTGTTCAAGATCAAATTTGTTCAAGTCTTCGTTCAGGGCATAGGTAACCCCGTTGTCGTCAGTTTCGTAAGTCCAACGCTGTTCATGAGACAGTTTGGCCTCAGCGTCGATCCATGAGAACATGAATTTCGGTATGGTGACCGCTCCGCTGAATCGGACTACGCCGCCGCCGATATGTTCAGCGTCGTAAGAACTAATTTCTTTTAGGGCATCCTCCGTTATTTCAGGGGTAGACGCATCGAACAAAGAGTTCATGCGTGTTGTTTCCCCGGTTCCCCACAGCACCGATGGTCCAATTGTGGACCTTCTAGCATCGGAACGTGACAGGGACATCCACAAACTAGGTGCTGGCCATTGCTGGTTGGGTCGTTTTCAGCCAGTCGATTCGCCCATCTTTTCGACATGGGCTTGTCTTTTACATCGTTGAGCCATTTGCCGACATCACCCGTTGCCTCTTCCGGTGTCTCCTCCATGTCCCAATCAGGAATCCGCGTGATGATGTGGTAGTCGCCTTCTTCGGTAATAGTAAATCCTAAGCGGGAATACATATTAATCAGCCCTTCGGCGTTAGGGCGCTTTTTGGAAACATAGGATCTGAGTGTTAATCCCTCAGCGTTCATTTCTCCGCCAATCACAACGATGCGAAGACGGTCCTGCTCTAGTAGCGATTCTGCCCCCACATCCGCTGGACGATCAGAAATGATCCAATGAAGTTCAACAATATTTGGATCTTCTTTGGCTACCACATGGAGGTCTAAAAGGTTTAGTTCTTCGACATGACAAGTGTCGTCAGGGTTGTCCTTGTCATAGGGAACTAGATCAACGCGTTGTGCGTCAAGGATTTCTGTCCATGTCATGTTAATGCTCCTGCCGGATGTGGCAGCAGCGGACCTTCAGGGTGTCCTTCTAGCGGCCTTTTTTGTTGGATGGGATTTAAGAGACCTTGCGTGTGGGCGGATACGGAGTATCCAGAATTGTAATAGGTTTCGTAATCTTGGAAGATCCACGGTAAATAAACGGGAGAAACCCAAGGAGCGGCTTCGTTTGCTTCAAAGATTTGAACTACTTCATCTCCGCCTTGTCCAAAATTGGACAGATAGACGTATCTTTCTCCGGAAGTGATGCGACGGACACCGTGTGTTCCAACATAATTTTGGGGGAAGAAGAGAAGGTCGCCGGTAACTGGTTTGTATTCAACATCGGCGTAGGGGAAGTACATTTCTCCCCCTTCGTATTCGTCGTTCAAATAGACGATGCAGGCTAAAACTTGATAGATGGCTTGCGGTCTGGGAGTTAAATATCGCTGACCGTCTATAACGCGAAAGTTGGTGTCGTTATCGTTGTGTTCCCCAAGGATACCGTTGGAACTGTACTTAAGAATGTGACCACGGTTTTTCCACCAAAGGGTATTCAAAATCATTGGATGCATGTCGATGTATCTAATAAGAGATTTGTATATGACTTCTTCACAGGATTGGAAGAAATCAGCAACCGGTTCAGGAGTGTCGTCCTGTACGGGCATGTTGTCCGCATCAGACCCTAAACGGAGTGCCTGTTCGGACAGCATTTCTAAGCCGCCTTCGACTACGTTGCCCAAAAAGTCTTCGGCCCAACGATCTCCGTTTTCTTCTATAACTTTGATACCGCAATCAGCAAATGTAACCCGTTCGTCCAAATAAGGAAGAACCGATTTTTGATCAACATCAATGGCGTTTTTGAACAAGACAATGCCACTGCCATAGTTGTGCAGTTCAAGATCAGAGATAGATTGACAGTCGGAACCGTCAATCATCGGCATTTCAAATACGGAACCCATCAATCCAGATTATCAGTAAAGGACTCGTTACGAGGGTACGGCGTCACGTTCTGTTTTTAGATTAGTGAGTCGGGTGCAAACATCTTCCAGTTTGTGTTCCAACACATAATCGTCGGTTGGGGTCGCAGCGGGTGCGGTATAAGAAGCAGATAGGTCGTCGGGGTCGGTGCCAATCGTCCATGACAGTCTGCGAACCTGTGACTCTACGTCAGCAATGGCTTGCTCAAGCAGACTTCGCTTTTCTGAATTTGAGAGCGTTGTTTCAAAATCCATGATTATCCCTACGACGTTCTTTTGCAGACAGTTACGCCATGTTCCATCGGTATATGATAGACGGTGAAGTCGGTTTTTGCGGCAAGATGTTTAGCGAATCGTGTATAAAAACTAGTATGTGTCTGGGATAGTCCATTAGCGTAAATGGATGTCCATTCGCTAGACTCAAACCAAATCATTACACCGCCAACTTTGAGTGTGTCCAAATAGGCATCTAGAAGTTTTGTATTTGGGCCAAAGAACCCTATGGGAGTGCTTCGCACAACGTCGTAAGTTCCGGCCAAAGATCCGTCAAGGATGTCCTGTTCGTCTACTGCTGAATATCGTGCGTCGGGATAGTTCGCTGCCACGGCTGGTTGTGTGAGAGCGAACTGTTCAAAGTGGTGAAGATTCCAATTGTTTACAAATGTGTACTCTCGTCCTGTGTTCTCAAGGTCATCGAACAGTGTGACAAGGGGAACGAAAATGGGAGTAAGTATTTTGAGAGTCCCCCCGGTGTCCAGCATGTCCACGACCATGCTTTCAGTCGTGTAGGCGATCCACATCATCGCAGCCCAATTCGGATCAGGGTTTTGGTAAGTCTCATACTGGATGAGTGCGTAATCGTCAGAGATGGCGATACTTCTGCGGTCCATACTGATTGCGTCATAATGTGCAAGTACGGAAGTTGCGTAGTCGCTAACCATGTCTGTATCAATATTAGGGCTATTGGAAAATTCTTGAGCGATGCGACCGGTTTCAAACCAATGACTAGACATTACGCTGCCTCTGCTATTTGACGTTGGCGATGTGCCCGACGAGCGAGTTGAAGCAAAAGAGATCGTTCAGTTTCAAGATACGAATTTGCGGCAGTGTCGATCGCTAGTGTTCTGGCGTTGTCGCCGCCAGTGTAGTTGTCACGAATGCCATTGATAATGTCGTCAAAAGTTATAGTGGCTTCGTCCTCCCAATCCAAACCAATAATAAACATGAGGACAGCCAAGTTGAATTCAGTAGCGCTCAGATGTTTCGCGGGGTCGTAAAGGGATCCTGCTTCTTCCCAACTGTTTCGTAAAGCCATAATTATTCTTTCGACTAAACGTTGGTACTCTCAGTGTTTCTGTGACAAAACATGGTGTATTGATCTGATACAAATTCAGTAGCGTTTAATACATTATTCCAACGTGGGATGTCATCATCCCGATTTATTTCAGTTTCAAAAGCCTGATCGCTTCCGGGCATATCGTCACGATGGCTGGTTTCGGCAACAGCCCGATTTTTACTTTTTGCAAGGGCAACCTGAGAGACTTCTGGTACGAACATTCGCGGTTCTGGATAACTCATGCCAATGCCTCCAAAGCAGCAGCCTGTTTCTTGAGGCAATCATATGCCTCATAGTTGGTATGGTCTGATGCGACAGGGATTACTAAAGAACTAGAGATTTCGTCTGATGTGACACCCAACGCAAGTGCGAGTGCTTGGGTGGAATATTCTAAGAATTTTTTAGCGTCTGCCTTTGCGGCGGTTACTTCTGCTTCTGTTAAAGCCATTCGATCCAACCCCTATAATGCTGCGAGCGCTGCTTTCACGGTGGCGAGACTAGTAAGTGTGTCTTCTAGTCGTGTTTCTGCTGTTTCCGGATCAGCGGGAGCGGCGTAGTCCGCTGCAAGGTCGTCGGGGTCGATACCCAAAGCCCAAGACAAGCGATAAATTTCCCCCTCTTTATCAGCGATAACCGCATTCAATGCAGTGGTTTTTGTTGCTGTTGTCATAATGCTACTGAAATCCATAGAAGAAACCTCTTTTGTAGATACGGCTCTAGTCGGACTATAGCATAATCCAAAATGAGCCACGACAGGTACACATCTGCGATAACAGTATACGTCCATTTAGCCGGGGGTCAGAGATAGTAATATTGAAGTTGGTCGCAAGACCTTTCTTAACAGGCGAAGGAATGAGGTTAACGCATGGCTGAATACAAAGATTTGGCTGAACGTACCATTGCAACCTTTATTCAGGCCGCTATTGGTGCCATGGGTACTAACAGCGTCATGGATCTTGGCGTAGATAACTGGAAGATGATTCTGATGGCCGGTGTGTCAGCAGGGGTCGCAGTTATCAAGGGCTGGGCTGCAAGCAAGTTTGGTGATCGTTCACCGTCGATGCTTTCATAAGGTTGCAAGACAAAAAAGACAACCATTTCTGTACGTTTCTGTATGGAATCAGCAGGTAACATCTATAACGACTTGAGTGCATGTATGCTCAAAAGGGGTTGTTATGGATGGGGATCTGCGGAAACGTCTTGACGAGGTTGCGAAATTACTTTCGCAGCCCCTAGAAGAGACGGACGCTGGGGCAGACCCGGATGTGGGTGGTGGTGTCTTCGATACGGCCAAAAAGGCAACTGGCAAAGCCACGAGCCTGATTGACCGAATCAAAGACAACATCGCTTATGTCCTTGGTCTGCCCGCAGCAGTTTCCGGAGCCTTTGGCTTTATATGGCAATCATCCGGCGAGGAGGCTGCACTTGGGTATCAAGTGCAGCAACTGGAAGAAGCCGTAGCAGAATTGAAAGCAGAAAATGATCTTCTTGGCGGAGGAACGAAGAACTTTTCTTTAGACATGAGTGGCGCACCGGGTGGATCGGTAACTGTCATTTGTGTCGCCGCTGGGTTACTTGTTTTAATCGCACTTCTTTTCTGGTACCAGAGTAAACGCAAAAAGCGGTAGAGCCGTGAAACGGTTTATCGCCACTCTGCTCGCGGGGTCGCTGTTCTTCTTCGGATGCTCCTCTCCTGCCGGAGATCCTGACGCGCCGACGACCACTCTCTTTCCTCCTACAACTACCAGTGTGGTTACAACGACCACTGGTTTGGTCGTTCCGACTACGACCATCACTCCAAAAATTCTTGAAGAAGTTCCCCTAGCGGATCATTCCATTCCGGATTACACGGCCAATGAGGACACCTTCTCATTTGAGAACTTTGGTGGTGGCGAGGCACCGGCAGACCTGACAGTAAACATGGCGCGTCGTCTGTATGGCGACAACCAAGTCTGTTCAGATGTAACCGACGGTCAATGTACGCCGTACCCGGTGATCTTGCAGTTGATGTCTCAGGCCAACAAGTCAATGCGTGGAGGATTGTGCGAAGGCTTGGCAGTGTTGAGCCTCCGCCTCGCAGGCGACATAGAAACCCTTGCGACTTTCCAAAACACGCAAACTGTTGCGGAACTCATCAAACAGGATCCGGCCCTCCTCTCTGAAATCGCCTACTGGTATGTAACCCAGTTCGCCATGGAGGTACAGCAGGAAGCCTCCTCGTATTTAGAAAAGTCTCCCAAGGAGTTGGCAGAGGTTCTTCTCTACGACTTCTCAGAAGCGGAAAGGGGAAACCCACACACCGGCTTCACAATCGGTATTTACAGCGAAATGGGCGGACACGCTGTCACCCCTTACCGGGTCGAAGAAATGGCCGGTGGTTACAGAATCTACATATACGACAGCAACTGGCCCAACGAAGAACGCTGGATTGACGTATCTAACGACGGCCAGTGGTTGTACGCCCTCGCTGCGACCAATCCTACGGAACAATCGGAGGCTTGGTCTGGTGGGACGGGGACGATGGAACTCACCCCCATGCGTTCCCGGTCTGGCCCATTCACATGCAGTTTCTGTCCTCAGGAAGAGGGAGAAGAATCGGGCACGATGCTTACTGTTGCTGCTTCCGGCGACAAGCAGATGGCTCTCAAGATTGAAACTGAATCAGGTGACAGGCTGGGGTACTACGACGGCGTGTTCGTTAATGAAATCGAAGGTGCTACCTATCGTTATTTGATTTCAGGACCAAGTACCGCTGATCCGGTTCTCGTATTCCTTCCGCCGGGGGTGGAGTCATTCTCCGCAGACGTAGAAGAGATCCACGTTCCAACTCCTGAAGTAGAAAAGCCAACTTCCACTAAGGACAGGATTGAAGAGGCATTAGAGGAAAAGGTAGAAGAAGAGACTGAGCAGAAGTTTTCTTTGCTGGTTTTGAATGAAGAGAAATCTATTCAGATCGAAGCCGTCATCGTGGAGGAAGAGGAGCCTGAGCGGTGGGAGCAGCCTGAAGAAGAAACAGAGCCTGAAGAGGTTCAGTCATTGTTGGACTTCTCTGATGACGCAATTGAAATTGCTGATATTGAAGAAGCCACTGTAGCGATTGCGGTGGATGCCCTAGAGGTTGAAATTGAGTTGGAGTCTGGTCAGCAGATTGAGGTGGTCTTTGCACCAGAACCGGACCCGGACCCGGAGCCAGAACCTGAGCAGCCCGGTGCCCCAGAGCCTGAGCCTGAGCCAGTCAGGGACATGCTGGATATCGCCATTCAGAACGATCAAGGTGAGGTACTGGCTGAGGTAGAGGTTGACATGACCGCTTACCGGGTTGTCGAACAGGTGTTCGATGAGCCAACTGTCACCATTCCTAATGAACCATCGACCACTCCTCCTCCACCATCGGAACCCGTAATCGTTCCCGTTCTTATCGAACTGGTGTTCGATGAAGAAGTCGGGGAAATAGTACAAGAAGAAGTTGAGATCGAAGCGTGGGTTGCTTCTGACGCTGAGTATTTCCAAGCGATCGCTGAAGACCGCATTGAAGAAGTGTTGGGTGCTTCTTACGTTGAAGAGATTCAATCAGTTGAGGAGTGGGAAGCCCCCGAAATATTTGAAGACGATGAAATTGATTTCATCGAAATCCTTCTCAGCGTGGATGAGGAGTATTGGGAAGACGAGCAGTGGGATGAAGTCGAATACGACGATGAATGGTTTGAAGAAGAACAGGAGTTGATGGACGATCTCTTTGGTGAGGCTGTCGATGTCGAAGAACTGTTTGAAGAAGTTGAATCATTTATGGAGGAGGTCGAAGAAGAACGAACCGTGTTCTTTGCCGAACACGAAGAGTTTGATGAGGAGGAGTTCTGGGAGGAGTACGAAGAAGAATATTACGAAGAGGATTTCGCGTTCCAAGAATACGACGCCGAACTAGAAGAGGAGATGATCCTTGAGGAAATGGGTTTGGAGGAATGGAACGAAGATCTGATGGGTCCATCCCCCACCGAGACTGTGGAGTGGGAGGAAGAAGACTGGGACACCTACGACGAGGAAATGGATGCCATCTGGGAAGAGGAGATGGACAACCCGGAGGCGTGGGAAGAAGAACTACTAGAGGAATTGGGCGTAGAGGAATGGCCTGAAGATTGGGGTCCGTCACCCACGGAATCGGCTGAGTGGACTGAAGAAGACTGGGACGCCTACGACCAAGAGTGGGCGGTTGATGAAGAAGCGCGGATTCTTGAAGAGGAAGGGTTTGAGGAGTGGCCGGAAGATTGGGGTCCGTCCCCCAGTGAAACCGCATTGTGGGATGACGGTGACTGGCAGGCTTACGACGAAGAAATGCAGGCATTGTGGGAAGAAGAGGAAGCATCTTGGGAAGAGGAAGTAGAAGAAGAATGGGTTGAAGAAGAAGAACAAGTTGAGGAGGAGTGGGTTGAAGAGCCTTTTGAGGAATGGGACGAGTGGACGGGTGATGATGAGGAAGCGTTGATCCTTGAAGAAATGGGACTTGAAGAATGGCCGGAGGACTGGGGTCCGTCTCCTGCCGAGTCTTGGGATTGGACAGAAGACGATTGGCAGGCTTACGACGAAGAACGGGAACAGGAGTTCCTTGAAATCCTTGGGGATCTCAGCCCAGAAGAGTTGGACCAATGGGAAGAAGAAACGATTGAGGCATTAGAGGAAACTGGACAATGGTCCGGGGAGGACGAAGAGGCTTGGATTCTTGATCAAGAAGGGCTTGATGAATGGCCCGAAGATTGGGGTCCATCCCCTAGTGACAGTTGGGATTGGACAGAAGAAGATTGGATGACGTATGACGAAGAACAGGAAGCACTTTGGGAAGAGGAATTTGAAGAAGAGCCAGAGGGAAGCGAGGAGATACAAGAAGAAGTTGATGAGGGCGAAGGAATTGAAGAAGAGACTGAATCTGAAGAGACTGAAGGAGATGGGCCAGATTCGGAAGAAACTATCGAAGAATCAGATAGCGAGTTAGAGGAGCCTTTTGAGGAGTGGAACGACGACCAGCAACAAGGTAACTCTGACGACGACTGGGAAGAGCCTTGGCTTGAAGATGAGTGGGGGGACGAAAACTGGACCGGCGAGGATGAGGAGCAGTGGATTCTTGATCAGGAAGGGCTTGATGAATGGCCAGAGGACTGGGGTCCGTCACCAAGCGAGTCGTGGGATTGGTCGGAAGAAGATTGGCAAGCCTTTGACGAAGAACAGCAAGAGTTGTGGGAAGATGAGTTGGAAGAGGAAATAAACAGCGACGGGAATGAGGAAGAATGGCCAGAAGTTGACGAGGACTCAGAATCCGACGGCTCTTTACCTGAAGAAGAAGAAGTGGATGAAGAGCAAATGGATGAAGAGGAGGTGCCTTCTGAAGAAGTAGAACCAGAACCAGAACCGGAACCGGAACCAGAACCGGAGCCGGAACCGGAACCAGAGCCGGAACCAGAGGAACCGGGGTGGGTAGACCCCTATGAAGGCTGTAGGGGCACAGACGCTTGCTCCATGGCTCCCGGCGGCTTTGACACTTGGGAGGACTACGACGCAGCCAATGATCCTACTTATTACGATGAATGGGGTACTCCGCCGGGTGGGTATACCACATGGATTGACTTCACCATTGAGGTTGAGGCAGGGATAGTCCCAATAGATGTCGCTCAGGAATACCTCCCCGAAGAAGTCCAAGAGGCGTACATCCCTCCCCCGCCTCCCGTTTATTATCCAACGATTACTTATACCAGTATCGACACACCAGTTTCTCAAGTGCTGTCTAGTGCCACAGTGAATGATCTGACCAGTCAGTTGGTTACGGCTACTTCATCGGCTGTACTTGACTTAGCCTCAGACGATTATTGGTACACCACAGAGACAACGGTTACCACAACAGACAATTCGTATGTGGACACCACCACGGCAATCTCTCAAGCCGGTGTAAGCAATCAATTCTGCACCTATAGCGACGGACAACTTGCTTCCTGTCAGCAAACCGTAACGTGGGAACCGTCTCAAACAACAGTCACCGTAGGGGATACAACCAGCACCTCCACTGTGGTAACAACTGTTGCCGACCCTGTACCTCAGTCCTGTTCTCAGGGTGGATTTACCGGGCTAGGAGACTGGTGCATTATCGAATCCAATCACCGCAGCAACGATATGACCGCTGTTGCATTTTCCGTACCGACCGCAGCAGAAGAAAACGAAGCCTGTGACTGTGAAGACGGTGATGGGCTTATGGATATTCGTATTGATGCTGAAACGAATATGACCCAAGCGGCGTTCAACAGTGGCCCATACGGAGATCCCTACATCTTCCTCAATCACGACACTGATTCAGATGACGGCGAACATTCAGGAGACACATCAGAAATAACGGTTGGCGGCAGCATTGAATCCGACGACGATGGGGGTAGGGATTGCGGGAATACCTGCAATAACCCGCCAAGCAGCGCAGAAGACGTAGATGAAACTCCGAATGTGACGCTCTCTAACGGTGACGCAGTTATAGATAATGTGTCTGACTCTTGGGATAGTCGTATTGAGAGAGAACTTTCTGCGGGAGACTATGTACTGCGAGGTTCGGTCTACAACCAAAACAACGACGGTTGGTATAGGTTGACTATTAGAGATGCCGATGTGGAGTATCCATGAATATTGTAATGGGGGATGATTAGAATGATTGAACGCATCAAGATGGCGCAGCCACAAACGCACTTGACGAGTACGTTTCTTGGCTGTCTTACAGCAATGACTAATGGTGATGTGTCGGCTATTACAGGTGATCATTGGGCTAATGCTTTTAGATCAGGTGGAATAACAGCGGTTATCGCAACTGTGGCAGCGATAATTGGACTTCGTGTCAACAAATGGACACGGGCTTTACTGTGTGGTGCAGCAACATTTGGGGTGGAGATGATCGCCCAGTCGCCAACCTATGGTACTTCAAGGGCTGATATTGCCCAGACCTCATTGGTCGCAGCGGGAATAGCGATGGTATTGGCTTTGATTGCTGGAAGGATGTTTGAAAAAGTCCTTAATTCGGAGAAGTAATGCAACTGACGAGTGTCCGGGTGAATGTATCTTCATTGAGTTAGTTGAGTAGTGTAATAGTATATTTGAATGAGTCTGTATCAGTACCGAGCCAAGGTCACCCACATTGTTGA